GGGAACGAATTTTTGACCTGAAAAAATACCCCTTACTGAGCGACACTGTGTTTTAATCATATATGTTTTTCTATTAACATAAATGATTACAAAAGTTTGTTTATTGGTAAATATATGTAATTTTGAAACTTATTCATTCTTATCGGATTTTTGTTGAAGAGCCTTGTACTCTTTCCAAGATACCTTGTTTACTACTGCAGTAGGAACGGCTGCAGCGGCGGCTCGTTGCTGGTCAAGTTTGTCTGCTTTCTTAAGAGCACTGTCAATGTAAATCTCTTTTAGAATACTGCCAATCATATAGGATGCTTCGTGTTGGTCCATTTCATTGTTCTCAATTCGTTGCAATACATTCAAAAATTGATTAAGAAGAGGCAAATCAATCTCGTCATTTTTTACCTTGTTATAGATGTCAGTATAATTTGTATGCAAGAAACTGCACATATTCGTTGCATCTTCTTGAACCTTTTCAAGGTCACCCTTGTGTTTGAACTTTAACTGTTGAAGAGTTCTAATATCCTCAATTAACTTATTGCTATGCTTAAGACGACGAATATTTTCAGTATTGTCTTGAGTATTATTAACCTCAATCATTTTTTTTAGTTGGAGTCTTTGTGAGTCATCCATCTTTTCTCTTAACGAATATTATATATATAGTAAAATAGTTATATTTATACCATTGTAATTGTAATTATTTTTCATCAATAAAGAATAATCCTACTGTACTATATAATTACGTATGGCTCGTTATCATCGAAAAAGAAAGAGTATGAGGGGAGGAGATGATGGAACTGGACCTGGAACGACACCGCCAGAAACCAAAGGGTATAGTAATGGTGCTACTAATCCCAATGAAGATGCTGCAAATGCGGCAACTGCTGATAATGATAATTTAAATAATTTAAATAATATTCAGCAAACTGGTGGTCGTTGTAAAAACTGTGGTCACAAACATCATGGTGGTAGTAGTTGTGTAAACCATCAGCATGGCGGTAATGCACCTGATGGACAAGTCAAAGCTGTCAGTGTTGATTCTCCCGTCCGCGAGACTGCTGCGGGACCATATAGTTCACAAAATCAGGTAAGCGAGAACCAACAAGTTGCAAATCAAGGAGCAGAGAACACAAAATATGATGATCCTGGACCAGCACCTCAAGATGGAGGAAAACGCCGTAGAAAATCTAGAAAGTCTACACACAAAAAGTCAAAGGCAAAGAAGAGCATGAGAAAAAGACGCGGACGTAAGACAATTAAGAAGTCTCGTTCTAGACGCTCTCGTCGTTAAATTATTTTTGTAAATAGTATTGTTTTGTAAACAATAATATTTTCGTACTATAAGTTAGTTTATAATTATTATGCCTAAGGGAAGTGATTGGTTTAATTTTGCATATGTGACTATTGCTTATCTTGCATTGGCACTAGGTATGATGCTTTTTATCGCGATAGACGATATACGAAAAAACTGGCCAAAATATAGATGTAATCCAATGTATTTACCTCTTTCAAAGGATGTCCAAAAGGATTTTTCATATTGTGTTCAAAATATGCAGGCAAATTACATGGGAGTGTTATTAGCTCCTATTACATGGATAATGAAAAATATTGGCTCGCTTGCTGGGAATGTGTTTAGCTCACTTCAGAAGTTTCGTTACATGATTTCCAACATTCGTGATTTCATTATGTTTATTGTTCAAAGTATTATGGGTATCTTTGCAAATACAATTATTCAAAGTCAAAAAATGGCTATGGCAGTTAAAGATAGTGTTGGAAAAATTATGGGTATTGCAGTAACTCTTTTATATACGATGGACGGTTCTGTAAAAACAATGCAAAGTGCATGGAATGGTCCACCTGGACAAATGGTACGAGCAATCTGTTTTAGAAAGAATACTATTGTTGAACTTAAGAGCGGAGAAAAAGTTGCTATGGATAAAGTAAAATTAGGAGATGTATTAAGCAATGGAACAAAGGTTTACGCAACTCTTGAAGTTGCAAATGCAAACGATGAATGTTTCTATAAGGTTATGTCAAAAGACGAAAATGATAATCAAAAAGAGATATTTGTTACTGGCTCACATTATTTATTCTGTGATAGAGAGAAAAAGTTTGTAATGGTAAAGGAACATCCTGATGCTGTTTTAACTGAAGAGAAAGAAGATACTTTTAGTTGTCTTATAACAGATAACCACACCATTCCTCTTGGGGGACATATGTTTTGGGATTGGGAAGACGACCTTGTTCCAAAATAATTTATTGTAAAATGTAGAACTTATGATTGTTAAGGGTTATGTTTCTATGAATATTATCCATGTTCATTATATGAGCAATATTCAAAAAAGTATAGATTTTATTAATAAGGCGTACGACAAGTTAACTTATTTTGACTTGTATGGAGCATCTGTTTTCTTTTGCGTCCTATTAATTTACCTACTTGTTCTTTATTACCAGTTTATGAGAATAAATCAAAACTTTGAACCTGTGCGTCGCAACTGGACATCACATAGATGTAATCCTGTTTATATGCCCTTTGCTGGTTATATTATGCGACCAAAAAATGTAAGTTGGGCGAAGTTTGCAGGTAATAATGCAACATATTGTGTAAATCAAATATTGCAAAACATTGCAGGTAATTTTATGAAGCCAATTTATTTTATTTTGTATCCAATCCTTGGCATGTGGAAGTTGATAATTGGTATCTTACAGGCAATACGTAAAGCATTCCAGAAAATACGTGACGCAATGTCAAAGATTGTTGCCAATATTATGAACCGTGTTGCATCGTTTATTATTATACTGCAAAAAATGGTAATGTCTTTAAAAGATTTATTTGCAAAAATAAGAGGTATATTTGTAGCAGGCATTTATACGGCATTAGGTGGGTATTATGCAGTTAAGTCTGCATTAGGTGCTTTATTAGTATTATGTATTATATTCCTTGTTTCATTGGCTGCGATGATTATTATTGCATGGATGATGCCTTGGACATGGGGTGTAGCTGCGGCATTGACGACTTTGTTTGTTGGTATTATGATACCTCTTGCGTATACAACAACGTGGATGGCGATTATTATGAATATAAAGCCAAAAAATAAACCTCCTGGCAAGCCTGGTCGCGGTGGTGGTTGTTTCCGAGGTGATACTCCAATTAAATTACAAGATGGAAGTATTATACAGATTAAAGATGTAAGACATGGTGATGTATTAGAAGATGGGGGTATTGTTACAGCATTTATGATTTATTCAAATAGTGATAATATTGGTAAATTAGATAATATTTATGTTACAAGAGAGCATTATGTTATGCATGATGGAACATGGAAGATGGCACAGTCGCATCCCGAGTTTATGATATGTGATAAAGAAGAAAATCACAAAATAAAAGAAGTTTATTGTCTTGCAGTCAGCACAAAGAAAATACATATAGGAGACCATATTTTTGCAGATTGGGACGATATGATTAAGCCAGGTGAAGTTTATAATTATAATAAACAATTACTTCACTTTCCTATTAATGTAAATATTGAAGGTTCGGAATTATATAATGGAAAACATATTCATTCCTTTTTTGAAGGAGGATTTACTGGAAATACGATTGTAAGTTTAAAAAATGATGCGCCTCGTAAAATAAGTGAAGTACGTATAGGTGATATACTTGATTTAGGAAATATAGTTATTGGAATTGTTATTATAGATGGTCGTGATATTTCACAATATAAAACAACCGTATATGGTTCAAAGAAAGTTACATATGAAATGCAGGGTGCCGGAAATAATATTTATGCACAAAATGGCTCTGAAAATGTATTTAATGTAAATAACTCTACACTAACCGAGTTTTTAGATAAAGATGAATTAAATGCAGGCGATAAAGATAACATTTTATATCACTTAATTACTACACACAGTAATTTTATTATAAATGGAGGGTTAACGGTTGGTGATTATAATTCTTGTTTGGATTATTTTGAAACAAAATAATAATCAATTACCAATATATAGACAAAGTAAATATGTTCGAGTTTAAGTTAAATCAAACATTAATTGACATAAAAATATTAGGTCGTGAAATTAAGTTGTCAGTTATTAAAGTAATATTGATAGTTATTCTTTTGTGGGTAATTAGTGCATTTGTTTTGTGTTCTTGTTGCACATATACATTGACTGATGTTATTGATTTAGCATATGATAAAGTTCTTCAATTATTGGGTGATAATAATGAAGTTTCTCTTCGTATTCAAAATATTCATGATAAAAAATGTGCATGTGATTCTCCGTGGTATTCTCCATGTGTAGTATGGGGAAATAAACAGATTAAAGAAGATAGTTGTAATAAAGAAGGAAGTTGTGAAGATAATGCGTACATTAAGGGTGCAAATGAAAAAGAAAGTTCTTTAAAAAAATGCGGAACTAGTGATTGTGCGAATAAATGTAAAGATGTTAAGAAAGAGAAGATTGACCCTACTAGTGGTGAGGTCCAAAATCTTACAATGGATGGTAAGTTTACCGAATCATTCTATACACGAGGAGGAAATCGTTTTACCCACTAAATAAAATCTATATTATAACATTATCTAGTTATAATATAGATGGTAAAATATAACAAACAACCAAAAACCAGACGTGTTAGAAATGCTTCAAAAAAAAATAGAAGTGGTGGTAATGAAACATCTGTTAAGGGATGTGTTGGTGTAGAAAAAGGTATTCGTATTGATCAAAAACGAATTAATTTAAGCGATTGGGATCCCTATTATCCAGGAACTGGTATTTATCGTGGTGAAGTAGATTGTGGAGATAAAGAAACCAACGGGAAAGGTCGTGCTTCTGGAACTGGAAGTTGGGAATCGGATAATGTTCTGCATGGTCCAGATGAAACATTCATGAACCCTAACGCTAAGAAAACTGGAACAGTAGTATCAGGCACATGGAAAAATAATATGCCAGTCAAAGTTACTGTAACAACATCTAAGGGAACTTTTAATTATGAGAAAAAAACTCATGAAATGGTTCGTGATTCTATTGGGTCAATGTCAAGCCGTGCGTCTACTGTAAGTGACCGTAGTTCTATAGCAAGTGTAGACAGTGATTACGACTTTAGAGATAGTGTTGCAAGTATGGGAAGTAGGGGGAGTAATATAGTGAGAGGTTCTTGGCATGCCAAGAAGACCGCGGGAGGACGTCGTCGTAAAAGTCGCAAAAGTCGCAAAACACGCCGTCGTAAACGTAAAAATTAAATTACATAATAGATAATATATTATATCTATTATGAAATTATCCCACACAAGTATTAACGAGTGGGAAATGTTAGAAAACATTTATCACAATATGTTATTGACGTCCCTCTGTCTGGATTAATATCAATATAATCCTCAACATAGTTATGTTTACATACACTCTTTAATGTATTCTCCAAACTAGTAATATGCTCATCTATCTTTTGCATTGCTGTTTTTCTAGAAGGATCTTGTCCTACCATACTATTAAGTTGAAGAACCGTTCGTTGCTGTTGCATACCTGCGATAACTTTTCTATAAGCCGAAATAGAAAGTTCGTCGGCGTAGGCTCCTTCAGGACAAGGAGCAGGTTTATGTAAATGAATTTGTTGTTTCGTCATGACGGCTAGGTTATAGTAATAAAAAAGATCTATTTATATAGATTACATAATATTAATTAAAGTTTATAGATACATCATTCTAAGAGATGGGTCGACGCCATCATTGCGCTTAAGAAGTTTGTCGACAACTTCTGTTGTTACTGTAAGTGGAAATGAAACGTCTAGTGTCATTTCTTTCTTGAAAAGGTTAGTTCCAGGTTTCATAAGTCTGTATAAGTTGACTTTGGTATGAATAATTTCCAAACATCTCTTAAGATTTCGAACACCGTGTTCCTTGTCACAATAGTTTGTAACAACATGACGAATAGTTTCTTCTGGAATAACAACATCTTCGTTTGAGAACTTAACTTGCTCTCTAATTTTTGGTAGCACGTGGTTATTTGATATGACAACTTTTTCCTTGACATCGTAACCCTTTGTTTGAATGCGATACATTCTATCTCTTAGAATAGGGTTCACCTTGTGCTCATCATTATAACTGAAGATGAAGAGACATTTGCTCAAATCAAAATCTACTTCTGAAAAGTATTTATCATGAAACTGTGAGTTTTGTGTAGTGTCTGTCAGATGTGTTAGGATACCAGCAATCTCTTCACCCTTTGGTGTATCACTGATTTTATCCAATTCATCAAAGTAAATAACTGGGTTCATGCATTTACTATCGAGTAGGATTTGAACTATTTTTCCCCATACAGAACCCTCGTAAGTGTAAGAATGGCCTTCTAGGAAACTGCTGTCTGTTGCACCACCGAGTGCAAGGAATGCAAAGGGTCTATCTAGGATTTTGGAAATACCCTCTTTTACAAGTGTAGTCTTTCCAGTTCCCATTGGGCCTTTGATTGCAATAGCTGTTCCAATAGCCTGTGGGTTTGTAACCAATTGTCCAAGCATTTGCATGATTTGCATCTTAGCATCATCTAGACCATATACTGCATCGTCTAGTGTTTTCTGTGCATTTTCCATGAAATCGTGACATTTTTCAACGCCGTCTGTAATATTCACTGGAAGAGTCTTATATGTATCAAAGGGAATACGCATAAATGTATCAATCCAGTTCTTGATTTTATAAAACTCACCACTTCCTGGTTCCATATACTTAAGTGATTCTAGTTTGTTAAAAGCAATTGACTTATACTTATGTGGGATATTCGTCTCTAGTAATCCAATGCGGTATGGTGTTTCTACATTGGATACTTTATTTACTTCTCTTACCTCTTTGATAAGCTTGATTTGCTTTTCTTTCTCAAGACCGTCAAAGAACGTATAATCGTTGGTCTTATTTTTATTTCTAAGAAGCTTCTTGAAGATGCGAGAATTCTTGTCTTTTTGTTTTTGTTCTTTGCGTTCTTTTTGTCGGTCGACCTTATCAACCTTACTTTGATAATGGTCAATGCCCATTTTCATAGATTCTTGTAGAAGTTTATTTCCAGAGTTTTCTGCACACAACTTCTTCATTGTATTTAATACATCTACTGGGTTTTCGGTATCATCGTTCTTTTTATTACTTGACTCTTCGATTTTTGTTGTTTCATTGCTCTTCTTTGCAATTCTCTTAGATCTGCCTCGTGTAACAGGAACATCCTCTTCTTCATATTCATCCTCTTCTTCGTCTTCCTCTACTTCTCCATCATCTTCATCCTCACTCTCATCTTCATCCTCATCTGACGAGTCTGTAACACTTGATACACTCGCATCTTCATCCTCACTCTCGTCTTCATCATCTTCCCAGTCAGACTCATCTTCCTCTTCGTATTCGTCGTCTTCTTCATTGTAATCTTCACCACCGATAGTAAAGATAATATTATAATTACCACCGCCTCCACTACTACCTGCCTTTGCCTTAGATGTCTTTTTTTCTGTTTTATTCTTAGGCTTCTTTTTAACACTTTCATCATCTCCATCTTCATCCTCTGTATCTTCAATAACATCCGCAAACTTCTCTACCTTGGACTTAGATACAACCCTATTTTTCTTTGATTTTTTTACGGGTAGTTCTTCTACTTCCATTTCGATACCTTCATTTGAACTTGAACCATTCTCCTCCTCTTCGTCTTCTTTGTCCTCAATGTCTTTCTTGAGAACACGTTTCAAGCGTTCGCCCTTCTCAACAGTTTCTGACAAGTGCTTGGATGGAAACAACTTATTTAAGAACTTTTTATATTCAAACTCGTCCATAATGTCCTCTTCGTCGTCTCCATCATTATCATCACCTCGTCCTCTTTTTCTGTTTTTGGTGGGCTCAGACTTACCTTTTTTATCTGAAGACGTCTCTTTAGTTTTCGTCTCAGCCTTGGTCTTGTTGTCCTTGTTATCGTTATTTGTGCGTGCCATGTTACTTTAAAAGTTGTAAGATGTGAAATGCTCTTTAATGATAGACATTAGTCTTTAAGTTGATGTTCAATTTACTAGTGTATACATTATTTTCTCGAAAAATCATAATTTTTAATAAACCAATCAACAGTGTTATGTATACCTTCTTGAATACTAATAAACGTAGTATGTGGCCTATGTGACATAAGTTTTGAGTTGTCAGCTGTTTTTTTATATTGTCCATCTGATTTGGTAGTATCAAAAACAATATTATCAGTATAATTATATTCTTTTGCAATATGAATTGCAACATCTTTTATTGAAACTTCATCACATGGAGAAACTGATAATATAATTGGACTATTATCGTTATATTCAAATAATGACCAGAGAATAAGTTCTGCCAAGTCTTTACTATAAATAAACTGACGCATTGGTTTTCCCGAACCATATACAACGAATGGTGTATTATTTTTTTTAGCAAGATAACATTTATGAACTAAAGCAGGTATAATATGAGAATCTATTAAGTTGAAGTTATCATTTTCTCCATAAATATTGGTTGGTATAATACATTTATATTTATATCCATATTGTTCATTGTATGAACGACATAGTACTTCAAGCATTCTTTTTGCATATGCATATGGATAATTTGAACTATGCGGTTCACCATTATGTAACATAGTTTCATTAATAGGATAAGTAGTTTTATCTGGAAAAATACATGTACTTAAACAGCAAATAATTTCTATTACATTACATTTATGACAAGCTAGTAAAACGTTATTATTTATAAGTATATTTGTTTGGAACATATCTACTTTATGTTCCATATTTTTAAATAAACCACCAACATTTGCAGCAAGATGTATTACATATGTTGGATTAATTAATGTGAAATAATTTATTGTTGAACTATAATCTGTTAAATCGCAGTCTTTACTTGTCATAAAAATAAACTTATGCGAAGCATATTTGCTGGTCTTATACACATTTTGAATACCTTTTCCTACTAATCCTGAACCACCTGTTACTAAAACAGTCACCATATATAGATAATATAACTATAAATATCTATATACGTAACAACGTATTAAATAATTTTCTTAATGATGGATTGATTGATACAAAATCACTGTCAAAAATACACCGAAGAAGTTCTTAGAAAACAAATCTAGTATGTTTAATGAAATATTTTTCCAATCGTAAGGAAGAAGTGCGGCTGCGCCATAAAACGACCAAATTGTCATAAAAATAGAAAATAGTATGTATGTTTCTTTAACGCCTTGAACGTAGTATTTATACAATATGTAAAAATAGACCAAAAATACAATTTTTCCTATGAAAACAGATGTATTTATAGGAAGTTTTCCGATTTCACCGAGATATCCCATAAGTAACATAAGTGCATTCAACCCACAGATAATAAGTAATGGTATGTATTCCTTCTTCATAATGTCAACAACTTTAAGGGTAGATGTGTCTTTAAACTGGTCTTTGTATTTTAGGAATACAAAGTAACAAATTAAGGTAATCAACATAGTTGGTGTAGTAAACATCCAGTCATAATAACGAGCTGGTGTGATATTTTTAATCTTAAAAAAGTTGTATGCAAGCCAAATATAAAATATAACTTCTATAAGTTGAACACCTAGTTCTGCATATATAAGTTCACGTATAAGATTTACACTTTTTGGCGTTTTGTACTGCAAAACCCATATGTTTGCTAAAGCAGTTATCACTTGTATAATGAGAGATGCATAAACGGAATATTCTAATAGATATTTTGTATCCATTGAAGTTCTTATATAATATATATATATTAACAACATTTTTTGATAAATAAATATATTCGTTATTTACGCCAAGAATATATTTATTTATAATATAAGTATTTTGTAATGAAACGCAGTAGTATGAAGTATAAAAACGGATATACCAAAAAATACGACTTTTCGATAAATGGTATTAAAAAGCCTGAATACCTCATTTTTTTTGAAAAAAGTAAGATGAGGACATGTTTTAAAAATACCTTTTCAATGAAATCATATTATAACAAGATTACTGAAGAATTTCAAAAGAAAAATATTCATATTGTTGAAATTGATAATTTTGTTAATGATGCAGATAGTTATCAGTGCGCCAATTTTAATAATACACAACGAGTTTTATATAATGGATTAAAATATCCTTGTTTTGGTGTTTTATACATATTATTTGATACTTATAATTTTGTAAATCAGCAAACTATTAATTATTACACAGTAGATAGATACTCATTCCAGATGAAGTCGTATGTTCATGATTTTTTAATATTTTTATCGCAAAGTTTTGGTGCAAAATCTATTAGATGGAGTTACTCGACCGACAAAACAAGTCAAGAAAGTAATAATACAAGTGTAAGCACAAGTTATCAAGGAGTAACTGCTGAGACAGGAGTAGGAAGTACAAATGATACCGAAAAGAAATCGTCTACTGATTTGGTTTTAAGTTACGACAATAACGGAAGTGAAATATTTTTTGAGACTACAAATAATGAATTACCTTGGTGCATTAAAATACAAAAAATTATTTGTGATTCGAATGTTCCATATGATGTAGTTAAATATCGAAGAAATGATCTTCTTATTGCAAAGTTTTTAGAGAACAATAAATATTTTCGTTACGAGTTTTATATTGAAAATGATTTACTTGTTGATTTTGTTAGAAAAAGACAAAATGGTATGAACGAGGTGCATCATGAAATGGTTTTTTATGATAAACATCGTTCTATGTTTAATTATTGTAACGAACTTGGGATGAAATATTTTACTAGTATGGGATTTTCATATTCAAGTGAAACAAGTATGTCTGAACAAACAACAACATTTTATCATGTAGATTTTTATCAGACATATGATTTAGAAAGTATAACCCTTCGTAGATGTATTGTTGAGGATAAATCTATTATGCAGATGAAGAGAGAAAATAATCATACAATTAGTAAAATTAGAGAAATGCAAACTGAATGGGAAGAATACAATGATGATGCAAAGGAGTTTAAGTATCAATACTATGGTCGTATGGTTACAATTGAAAAAAATAAAGATGAAAAAGACAATGACATGTATAATCTATTACAAGAAGCCAGTTCTATATATAAAGCATTGCCAAAACGTAAGAAGGGTAATTCATGTTGTGGTAGGGGTGGTATAGCAGAATGTGTATATGATCCATCTCAAGATAGAAGAAATAAAAAAAAAGAATATATACCAGATGACATAGATGAATTTATAACTATTATACAAAACAATGATAACAAATCAACAACTGAGTATTATGACCAACTCAAGAAAAGACAGGTTATTGTAATAACTGAAAATGAGATTAAAAATTTTCGAAAAACAAGAGATGTGATTACAAATGTGCATGTTATTTTACAAAGATATAAGAGATATTTTGATATGTTAAATAAAGATTTTAACAAATACGAAGAGAAATATCGAAAAGATAATAAAGACGACAATGGTATGGTAATAGAAGATGTATCATTTAAACAAAAACAGTTAGACCATAAAAATACGATGAAAAAAAAGAAGTTTACTTTTATAACTGAAATTCTTAACTGTTTTTATAACATATTGTATAAAAGTGAGGAACATGATGATGAAGAAATAAAGATAAGAACAAGTAAGTTTAGAATGGATACATATATTCGTAATGTTCCCGATGAGTTTTTTATTATAATTATTGATCATATTTTGAACGCTGTGGATATGGAAGGTGCTATGACATCGTATCTTCATAATGTACGTTATCTTATTCGTGATATTGAGGTTCCTGTAAGTAAAGACAAAGAACGTGTTGAGAAACAAGCAGAAAACTTATTAAAAGAGAAATTAAAAGAGAGGGGTGTTGATCCAACCCAACCAGACCAACAAGAAGTATTATTTAACTCCGAAGAGAATAAAAATAAAAATAAGAAGAACAAGACTATAGATGCGTTTCTTAATATTAAACTTGTTGTAAAATCTCAAATATATTTATCACTCACTGATACTGAAAAGGAAAACATAAATAAAAATATATTGGATTCAGAGAATAAGGATTCAGACTATTCAAAGTATATGATTATACAGGAAGCAGAAGAAGCCGAAAGAAACGATAAGTTGTATGAAAATGTTACTAAAATCCGTTTGGTGAATAAAGATGGAGGAAATAATTATGCATCATGTGATGGAATATATGTCCATGATGATAATGTCAAGATAAACAATTACAATCCTTATGTGAATAAAGATAAAGATAGGTTTATTGGAAGAACCGGCAAAGGTTGGACATTAACTGGTATGCAATGGTTTGACGCTATTATAAAGGAATCTAAGGAAGCTCAAGAAAAGGGGAAGGAATGTGGTCATTATTTTGGAGGATTTCATGGTGCTATAAATGAAACAGAAAGTATTGCACTTAGTAAATGGAAAGAATACGAAGTTATAGTTTGTGATGATACTGAAAATAAGTAATCACTTATAAATACAAATAATTAAAATAAGTATTATAAATATTTGTTTTAATTAATAGTTTATATTGTAAATTGAATCGAATAACAATCTAAAAATAGTACATTATTATAAGGAAGGTAATCATGTCTGAAACACAAAACATCATTCCCTCAAAGATACTTGGTATTCAGTTTAGCATACTGTCGCCTGATGAAATCCGTAACTCGTCTGTTGCGGAAATCACTAGTCGTGACACGTATATTAACAATAAACCAGTTATTGGAGGATTGTTTGACCCTAGAATGGGTGTTCTTGAGCCTGGTCTGGTCTGTCTTACTGATGGTCTTGACTACTTAAAAACTCCAGGATACTTTGGTCATATTGAGCTTGCTAAGCCTGTGTATTACATTCAATACCTCCAATCTATTATAAAAATCTTGAGATGTGTATGCTTTAAATGCAGTAAGTTAAAAATATCCAAAGAAACATATAGCAACGCATTAAACTATGACGGAGATGCGAGATGGAAGTATATCTTTCCTATTGCAAGTGCTGTAAAGAGATGTGGTGATGAGATTGATTGTGGGTGCGGTTGTGTTCAGCCACGAAAGATACAAAAAGAGGGTCTTGCTACAATTGTTGCTGAATGGAAGCAAGAGGACGGAGAGGCTATCACTATTAAGCTAACTCCTGAAATGGTCCTTAAGATATTCAAGCGTATCTCAGATGAGGACGTAGCCTTTATGGGATTTAGTCCAAAGTGGTCCCGTCCTGACTGGATGATTTGCCAGGTTCTTGCTGTGCCCCCTCCTGCAGTTCGTCCTTCTGTTAAGCACGACGCACAGCAAAGAAGTGAAGATGATTTGACGCATATCTATTGCAATATTATCAAAACAAACAAAACTTTACAGGAAAAGATAGATAACAATGCAGCTGGAAATATTATTGAAGATTGGGCAACTGTTTTGCAATACTATGTCGCCACACAAATAGACAATAAGATACCAGGAGTTGCCTCTGTAGCACAGCGTTCTGGAAGACCATTGAAGTCTATTAAGGACCGCCTAAATGGTAAGGGTGGTCGTATGAGAGGCAATCTCATGGCGAAACGTGTTGACTTTAGTGCCCGTTCTGTTATTACGGCTGACCCTAACATCTCTATCCGTGAGCTTGGTATTCCCATGAAAATCGCCAAGAACATTACCAAGCCTGTAGTTGTAAACGCTCGTAACCGAGCATTCCTTACCAAACTTGTTCTCAATGGACCAGACATCCATCCAGGAGCAAAGATTTTAGAGAAGAAGAATGGTGATTCAATCACCCTGCGATATGTGGACAAAGCCACGCTCAATCTGGAAGACGGTGATATTGTTCATCGTCACATGATGGACGGAGATCCTATTCTCTTTAACCGTCAACCAACGTTGCACAGAATGAGCATGATGTGCCACATCGCAAAAATCATGGAAAAAGGTGATACGTTCCGCATGAATGTTGCGGACACGAAACCTTACAATGCCGATCAATAATCAGACCATCGAGGTCGGCAACAGGGGGACTGAAAAGGTTGATACCCCCTAGTAAAGAATTAAAGGAAACTAATTTAAGAAAGTATAAGTATATTATATATGAGTGATACAAAACCAATAAGTGCGATACATAAAACTTGTAATACCTGCAATATTACAAAAGATACCAACGAGTTTATCAAAAATCGTAACATTTGCAAAGTATGCAATAACGACAGGAGGAGAAATAAATACCAATCTGACGAAACACATCGTCAAAAACTGATTGATAAAGCAACAGCTTTCAAGAAGACAAAAGTTATAGAAAGGAGAGCGCAACGTCAATTAGAGCAAGAAAAGATTGGTATTGAAAACAAAACCTGTAGATATTGCAATGAAATCAAACATCGAGATCGGTTTAGACATAACAGATTGAAATGCAGAGATTGTGAAAGAGATGAACCTGTGGAAAAGTTTAAACGATATGTGCGAACACGTATTTATAATTGTTTGAAACATCACAAGGAAAAAAGCTCAATCGAATATCTTGGTTGTTCAACGAGCGAATACATCAACTGGATAATGAACTATGACAATCGTTATACATTAGAGAATTATGGTTCAATATGGCATATTGATCATGTCATTCCAATATCCAAGTTCGATTTAGACGATCCCGAAGAACAACTTATGGCATTTAACTGGAGAAATACTATGCCGTTATCAGCAACTGAAAATCTTGCAAAATGTAACAGAATAGATAGCACACAAATCGTATCTCATTATGCAATATTAAACAAGTATCACAACTATAAAAATATACAACTTCCTAATAAATATTCCGAACTCTTTGCGACATACCTTGATGCTGGAATCCCCTTAGAGCCTTAACTACCACCCCATATTGGAAACATTATGGGGGATCTCGGTTAGCAGCCGAACCCGATGGTAATAATGTTAAGGATTGGGCAATCAGCAGTGTTACTAACTAAGTCCGTTATGATAGGATATGTTAGGCATTCAGAGACTGAACGGGTATGGGTGAACAATGATAGTCTAATCAACTTGAGTTTGCTTAAGATACAGTCCGTCCTCTTAGGAAACTTTGAGGGTTACGACTGCATATATGCAGTCTACGTTCGATGGCGACGAGATGAATTTACACATGCCTCAGGATGTGGAGGCAGAAACAGAACTGCGCAGTTTGGCGGCAGTTCCATACCAAATGGTTAGTCCAGCCAATAATGCCACTATTATTGGTATTTACCAAGATTCCATGCTTGGTTGTCATTTGTTTACACGTGAGAACGTGACATTTGAGAAGCGTCGTGCCATGAACTTGCTCATGATGTCTACAAAGATTGATGAGTCTAAGTTAATGAAAGACGGTCGTATTAGCAACTTTGACTTGCTTTCACAAATTATGCCACCAATGTCTTTGAAATATAATACAAAGCCTTTGAATGATAATGACGACCCTAAGACTTCCAACAAGGTGCTTGAGGTGGTGGATGGTCGTTATGTTCGTGGCCAGATGACAAAGGGCGTTCTTGGTGGTCCTGGTCGTGGATTATTGCAACGCGTTTGTAATGATTATGGTAACATGGCTGCAAGTAATTTTGTAGATGATCTACAGAATATTGTAACAGAATACCTTTGTGACACTGCATTTAGTGTTGGTGTTAGTGATTTGTTGTCGGACGACAAGACCAGTCATGATATTATTAAGGTAATTGATGACAAGAAGAACCGTGTAAAAGACCTTATTGACCAGACACAACTAGGTGTGTTTGAGAACAATACTGGTAAGACAAATAAAGAAGAGTTTGAAACTCAGGTGAATAATATTCTTAATCAAGCCACTGCTGAATCTGGTAAGATTGGATTAAACAGTCTTGACAAGAACAACCGTTTTGTTACCATGGTTAATGCAGGTTCTAAGGGTAGTGATTTGAATATTTCATTCATGATTTCATGCCTTGGCCAACAGAACGTTGATGGTAAGCGTATTCCTTATGGATTTGAAAACCGCACTCTTCCTCACTACACAAAGTATGATGATAGTCCTGGCGCCCGTGGCTTTGTAGAGAGTTCTTACATCAATGGTCTCACCCCTCAGGAGCTGTTCTTCCACGCAATGGGTGGCCGTGTAGGTCTTATTGATACTGCTGTAAAGACTTCTACTACTGGTTATATTCAGCGTCGTCTTATCAAGGGTATGGAAGATTTGAAAGTCAGTTATGATATGACTGTTAGAACAAATAAAGCTAAGATTGTCCAGTTTACATACGGCGATGATAACTTTGACCCTATTCGCGTAGAGAAGCAAATGTTCCATCTTGCTGATATGAGCATTCAAGATATCTACGCTCATTATAGTATTCCAGATGCTAAGGGTTCAAAGAGTATTATTGGGAATATCTATGATGCCGAAGCTAGTCGTCGTCATAATTCCAAGGTTCAGCGCGAAGCTCTACCAAAGAAGACAAAGCAGTATATTGATATGATGATTGATATGAGAAACGATGTTGTTGAAAAGGTCTTTAAAAACAAGAAAGAGGACCATATCTATTGTCCTGTTGGATTTACACATATTGTCAATAACATTGCAGGACAGCTAAGTATTACTGGCTCATCAAAGGTTGATATTACTCTACTTGAGACATTTGAAATGTTGGAGAAGGGATATGCAGTTCTTGAAGGTATTCGTTCTGCGCGCCCTAATCGTCTATTCAAGATGCTTTACTACTTTAACTTATCACCACATACCCTTGTTGTTGTAAAGAGAATGAACAAGGCAGCAATTACTCTATTGATTGAAACGGTTATCATGACTTACAAGAAGGCGATTGTTAATCCTGGTGAGATGGTAGGTATGATTGCAGCTCAAAGTATTGGTGAACCAACCACACAGATGACGTTGAATACCTTTCACTTTGCTGGCGTGGCTTCTAAGTCAAATGTTACTCGTGGTGTGCCACGTATTGAGGAAATCTTATCGTTGTCTTCTGAACCAAAGAACCCGTCACTTACGGTGTTCTTACAAAAAGAGGATGAAGAAGAACGTGAGCGTGCACAGACAGTTATGAATATGCTAGAGCATACTCGTCTATTTGAGATTATCAAGAACATTGATATTTGCTTTGATCCTAATGATGATACTAGCAAGATTGAAGAAGACCATGCAACACTGCGTCAATATTATGAGTTTGAGAATATATTGGAAGAGTGTAATCAAGATAGTATTGGTTCTAAGTCTGAAAAATCTAAATGGATTATTCGCATGGAACTCAACGCGGACGTTATGCTTGATAAGAACATTACCATGGAAGATGTTAACTTTGCATTGAAGAATAGTTACCAAAACGAAATTAGCTGTGTCTATTCTGACTACAATGCAGACAAACTTCTCTTCCGTATCCGCATGAATGAGGTTGCAAAGGACGGAAAGAACCTAGGTTCCAAGGCTCAGCCTCTCGACCAATCTGACAAAATCTTTAAGCTTCGCAAGTTTCAAGAAGAGATAATGAACAATATTGTATTGCGTGGAACAAAGAATATCAGTAAGGTTATTATGCGTAAGATTAAAGACCATGCTGTCGAGAAGGATGGAAAGTTCCAAAAGAAAGACATCTGGGTCTTGGATACAGTAGGTTCAAATCTTCTAGACGTTCTTGGTCTTGATTTCATTGATTATCGTAAGACATTCAGTAACGATATTATTGAGACTTACAATATCTTTGGAATTGAGGCAGCCAGACAGGCCATTTACAACGAGCTTGTAGATGTTATTGAGTTTGATGGAACCTATGTGAATGCACACCATCTTGGTCTTCTATGTGATAGAATGACATATACTAACAAGATGATTTCCATCTTCCGTCATGGTATTAACAATGACAATATTGGTCCTATTGCAAAGGCATCTTTTGAAGAGACACCAGAGATGTTCTTGCGTGCCGCACGCCATGGTGAACTAGATATGATGCATGGTGTATCTGCAAACATTATGTGTGGACAGGAGGGTTCGTTTGGAACAAATAGTTTCCAAGTATTCTTAGATATGAATGAGATGCAGAAGTTAGATGAAGTAGTAGAGTTTGATGGTATGACAGACGCAGAGCGAATTAATAAGATGTATGTAAAGGAAAATACAACCAATGAATGTAGCACAGAAAACTTGTCTATCTACAACAACGCGTCTAATATCAAGGTAACCGATATGGGCGAGGATGATGACTACAATCCTGGATTTTAATTAATATTAATAAAAATAATCATTTTGGATAAATAAAAATACGTGTAGATACTGTATTTTTATTTAAAATATATTCGTTACGGCATGACGACATTAAAATAATAATGAATATAGTTAAAGCTATCATTTGAATATACATAGTAGATAAAAATATATCTTATTTATAACACAAGAATGACAGATACATTTTTTAATATTTGTCGACATGTTATCAAAAATCCTGATATTAATATCGATGTTCGTGTATTTAAACTAAATACTATTACCGATGATACTGAACATTGTAATAGCTCATGGTTTTATTCTAAGTTCATGCGCAATTGTATGTACAAGATGAATGAGTATAAAGAGTTACGAAAACAGATAGGCTTTGGTGGACTAGATAAGATACCTCTTGGACTTCATGAGTATTCTAAAATTAAACTCCAGTGTTTTGAAAAACTTGTAGAACCTCCAGATAATCCATTTATTAGTTATCCAGAGAATAGCTTTTTCGCGGACAACCAACCTATAACTGAAGAGTTGGTTCAAATCTATATGAAATGTCAACGTCATTATCACGCATTTGTACGATTTGCAAACATTATTCGATATCGTAATAGTAACGTAAAAAATCAAAGCGATTTAATGATGACACCTATATCAGAAAATGATAAGAGTGTGTATCCCATTGTAAATGGTTCAACAAAGTATTTATTTCGTGTTTATGAACTTCGTCAGATAATTGTTTCGTGTATTGGTCATACCGAAGATTATTTTCCAAAATTATTAATGTTGAAAAATCCTTACAATAACGACAGATTGCAAGACCACCATTTGTATAATTTTTACTTTTATTTAAAGACAAATAACTATCCAGTTGATGAACTGTTTCATGGATATTTTTTGAGTGAATTTAGTGATGAGGAATATATTCAAAAATATGAAATATTAATTCGTGATAGGGCCATTGAAAATGCAGTTAAGACAAGTGACCACGACAAACTTTATTTTATGACACTTAGAATGTTACAATATTATACGAAAGCGGTTCACCCAATTAAAATATCTTGTGGATTTCCTAAGAAAAAATTGGTTGAGATAATGCGTCCGTATCTATTGCTTTTCTATTATCAACTGTATTATGCACAAGATTTTCCTAAGAGATATGATTCTGAAGAGGAGCTTAGGAAGAAATTATCACAACTTGCTATTTATAATTCTCGTTTTGGACAAAGAACTGTTGTGAGAACAAATGAAGATACAAGTATTAGTACCATTCGTTATAATTGTGGAACACCAAACTTTTATAAATGTTTTCATAATTCAATGAGAAACAGAGAAGATGAATATATATGTATACCCCCTCATCAAGATAGGTATTATACTAAAATGCGTAAAATAATTCAATCTAGAAACCGCCAATCTTTTACCCCGACGCGTGATATTCGTGGATATGAAGATGAAGATGATTATGAGTTCTATGTATCAAGTTATTTCAGGCCTATTGGTCGAAGACGTGGGCCTACATTATTGAGTTCGTTTCTTAACGACAATGATACGGAAGTAGATACAGATGACAATGATAGTTCAATTGATACTAGCGAACATGATACCGATAGCGAGGAGACACCAAGTATATCAGAACCAAATGTATCACAAAATATGGAAGCTAATGAATTAGTAACTAATTCTGACATAGAACCCAGACAAGTTGTTCCATTTCCATTAGCACCATTTTCACAAACAACCACTGAGAATGAAGAACAAAGTTCAATGTTTGTTAGCGCAGTCAATAATACACTACATCAACAATTATTTAATCTTTATAATGGAGATAATTCACAACGATTCATACATCAACTTCCTATCGAAACAAATATTTTAGGACAACCCGATTTCATTCGACATCTTTTATCTAGCCAGGTAAACCAGTTACCTTATGTATCTGGAATAGTTCGTGATATTTCTGAAGAGGAACATATAAATCCTATTCACGAGAGTGGTGATGTGCAAGTATCTGGAGTATCTATTCAATCTATAGACCGCGAAAATAATAGTGAGGATGAAAGTTCGGATTCTGATGATGAAAATGATGTAACTGCAAATATAACAACGTTAAATGTAAATGAAGTTTTACCCGTTGATGATGAAGAGACACGATTTGATTTTGGAGATACAGAAGTAAGTCCTACTGAAACAAATACATCTGTTACATGCGGAGATTGCATCGTGAAAGCATACACCGGTTCTAAAGATGCCGGATATAATCTTGTAATAACACATAGTTTTAATACAAAAGAAAGTGCCGAAAGATTTTATAGTTCACTCAGTCTTGTTTGGTATACTAGAAAAGAGATTGATTATACGACGCAAACAACTATTTCTGAGACAACATTAAATGTAACTGAGGTTGACAATGTATCTAATACTGAAACTAACACAACTGAAATAAACGAAGAAGGTAGTGATAATGATATGAACATTCAGACAAATGGCACACTACATGAAACACCCGTAAATAATGTAAATGATACTAACAATGAAGAAGATGAAGAAGAAGATGAAAATGAGGATGAGTTAGTGGCCAGTTCTCTTCTTACATATGGAGTTGCTCCTGGTGCAGACGAATATTTAAAAATGAGATTTGAAGAGATGCGTCGTGACGAGTATTTAAGTAGAGGATTTACAGAAGAACAATATGAAGAGACAAAAGATGAATGTGAATATGGAAGTGATGGTGAGGAAGGATTTTAATTTTAAATACATTGTAATAAGATAAATACAATGTATTTTATAAGTAGTATTATTTATTTTGATGTTTTATCGTGGTTGTTTATTTAATAATCCTTGTTATCTTCCTCCTCATTTCCTTCAACCATGTTCTCACATCCTCCTCTTTTCTTAAAACCCTCTCTTGCAGGAAGGGAACGAGAACACATACTGTAAAGAAGACGGATAACAAAGAAGTGAACCATAATGGCCAACAATTGAATGAGCTTGCTTCCCATGTGGTTCATCATGAAGCTTCTAAAGTTCTTGATGTTTTGAATACCAGAAAGAAGGAAATCAGCGACAGTAAGAACGCCGATGATAAGATAAATTACCATCAAGTAGTAGAAATAATCGCAATATCCGCGATGAAAGTCGGGTTGAAGCACTGCGTTTACACTGTTCATAATAGTATATACTATAGATAGACAAAAAAGTTATTATTTTTAAGTCTATTCATTCGCTTCTTTCTCGGTATCATCCATAATTTTGGTGCTTGTTTCTAATTTTACTGGTCTTTTTATAACTATTTTTTTCTTTTCTGGAGATTTTGAAACCTGAGACTGCTCTTTTGCAGAAAATGCACTAAATGGTTCCATTTCAACTATTTTATTGTAGTCGTATTCTTTTGAATACTCAGTTGTCATATAGGTTGGATTGATTGTATCAATACTGTTTTTATTTCCATAACCAGTATCTGTGTATGGAACAAGATTGTTAAAATATTCATTTTTCAAAGAAGATTGTGATACAATTGCCTCGGTATCATAAATGTTAAAGTCAATATCAGTAATGCCTAAAAACTGTGTGGTATCAAGAAGGTATCTCCTAATACGAGTGTATCGTAATAATTGGTCTGCTATTTTGTATACATATACTGTTTCATTGTCTATACTATGTGTAATTAAGTTGTTCTTGGGTATAATAAGCACGCACTGAAATAAATCTGCACCGCCTACTTGCTCTTCTTCTTCCTCTTCTTCTGGTTCTTCTTCATCTTCTTCTTCCTCTTCTTCTTCCTCTTCTTCTTCCTCTTCTTCTTCCTCTTCTGGTTCTTCTTCATCTTCTTCTTCTGGTTCTTCTTCCTCTTCTTCTTCCTCTTCTGGTTCTTCTTCCTCTTCTTCCTCTTCTTCTTCCTCTTCTGGTTCCTCTTCTTCCTCTTCTTCCTCTTCTTCCTCTTCTGGTTCTTTCTTAATATTATCATCTAAAACAATACCTCTATTATTTCGTTCTTCCATAATACATATTGGATTACGTTCGCTACATGTCGCATTATCAGCATTTATACACAAACTTACTGAATTGAGTGCATTCAGATCAATGTCCTCTTTGAAACGAATATGTTGTTTAATTAATTCTTTGATAAGACCAGTTATGGTATCAAGTTTTTTTGAATAAACAACCATATTAGATTTTATAGTGTTTTCTATTTGTTCGCGTATTTCTAGATTTGTATAGTCGTGTAACAAGATACGTATCGTGTTGCGGAATGCATTAAAGAAATTAGTTTCTAATTTGATTTTATTTACATATTCTTTTCTCTCTGTATCTATTGATTTGTTGTCAGATATGTTTATATCTATATAACTTCTTGAAGGACTACTGTTGTCTTTTGTGTATCCCTTATGGCGTATAATTGGTATGTCATCATTTACATTACTTAATTCAAATGGTTTGTTTACAAGAACAACTTGGTTGGTTATAGTAATTACACCAACGATCATTTCATCATCAACAAGTTTAAATGATGGAGACACTGGAATACGACCCTTGGTATGATATACAACTTTATTCATAAACTCGATTGTTTCATTATACCCTTTATAAAGACTATCATCATCAATAAACGTATGTTGTATATCGTTCGTTAATTTATTTCCAGATGGATAGCATGGTATAATACCAACACCTTCGCCTATCTTAACTTCAAGTGCAACGGTCTTATATGAATAGTTAAATACATGACGTAAAACTTCAACTGATATACTTTTAATTTGTGTAAGTAATTTGAGTAGTGTTTCCAATAAGATAGGTGTTTTAAAGTTATAATCACGACGTAAACTTGGCATAGGTGTACATTTGTTTTGATAGATCGGATTAATTACTTTATCGAGTAGTGTTATTATTGACTTAGGTGTCATTTCTCCCAAAATCATCGGTGTTGAACTTTGTTCGTGTGCAAAATATTTTTGAAATACAATAGAGTTTGATGATTTTTTAAGTGAATACAGAGGTTCGTATATATCATCTCGTTTAATTAAGATTACACTTGGTTTATCGCGATTATAAACTAAACTTGAGTAATGATTAGTTGGACATATAATTTCAACTTTTGTTGTTCCATCATCTTCTGGAATATCTAGAATAATAAGATTTATACCCTTTGGATGAACATCATGTATTTCACTATCACATATAAAATCCCAAAGATATGTATGGTCAATATTCGTTGTGTTTACAATTAAAAATGCCTTGAAATTATCAAACGCTCTTGCTAATTTTCTAAAACTTTTTTCGTTTGTGGATGAATAAAGTTGTGATGATTTATATGGTTCAATATCCTGACTATCGATATTAATATCTGTATAAAAATCATTCACTAAGTTTCCATTCTGATATTTTGCAAATCGTTCAATGGTAAGCTTTGATACAAGATAGTCTTTAAAATCTTTTAAAGTCTTTCTATCGTTTGGGTCATTATAAAACATGACGTCCGCCATGGCAGATAAAAAATGTTGAGGGTGATTTTTACCACTTTCCGTTTCTACGCCATGGCGCAACAATACAACAATATCTTCTTTTATTTGCATACGTGGTAAATCAGCAATGTAATCACTTGAGTATTCTTTGACAAGATACTGCACTTCAATGGGTGCAAACCCCCATCTTCCTAAATGCACAGGAGTAGTTGCTTGATCAAGAATATATAGTGCATCACCTTTTGGCTGTGCTGGCTGAAATACATTTTCTTCTATATCTCTTGTCTCTTCATTATTGGTTTCTGTGTCTTCTTCCTCAATATCTTTCATACAGTTCATATTTGTTTTAATACGTGCATCAGGACGTGATAACTTACCATTTTTGTCTACATTAAACTTAAAACAACAAGGTAAACATTTTCCTGTTGGGTGTTTATCACGTGGTAAAAATGATGGATAGTTGGCAAGATATTCTCCTGTTTTACTTGCAATACGATTTTGTCCTGTAAACTCGAATACAAAGTTTCCATCGTTTTTAATAGTTTGACTTCCACGTGGAATAATACCGCCACATGTGGGATGTTCTAATACAGGTTGGCCTTTTTCATTTACCATTGGTTCTCCATTTTCATCAACTTTCTGTCGCATTTCGCTTGGATGAATATAACTATTTGTTTTCATACACCAATATCTTGGGCATGCATATACATTTCTTTTTTCACGACTTGAACCATATGTAACAATAAAACGATCATCTAGTTGAGTTTCTTTCTCGATAATAGCTTCTTGTTCTTCTGCCGACAATGAAGAAAACTCGTCTTGTCCATATTTATCAATAATAACAGTACGTTCATGTTCAATATTATTTTTGTATTCATCAAGTGTCATGAGAACAGGTTGTCGTCCATAAGCAGAGTCGCATTTTGTAGAGTACTTTACAAACTTTTCCTTTCCATCACCTTTCGCCAAAAACAAATCTTTGTCTGCTTCTTCCATGATTTTTACAAATGGATTTGGTTTGGTTAAACGCATACCTATAATATTAGATACTGTTTCACCACCACGTTTTGAATATTTTCTATTTTTATTACGTGAACCACCGTCCATATCTTCATCTTCTTCATCGTCGTCATAATCATCATAATCTGCATAATCATCGTCACTTCCGTAAATAAGGTCAAGAGCATTCACAGTTTTTGTCTTTTCCTCACCGTCATACACAAGTGGTTGCGCATTATCAACTACTTGAACCTCATCGTTTTCAATAACAAGTTCTTGTGTGTTAACAATATTTTTATCACGTGCAGATAACACGTCCTCTTTATTTAAACTTTCATTTTGTGTTAGACTGCATACTTGTTCTAAGTCTTGAATAATACTGGTCAAATCATTGTATGATACAGAGAGGGATATTAAACTATTGATGTATGTTTCAAGACATTGAATATAGAACATATTGTCAATACCAGAAACTTCTATACGTATTTTTCTCTTTGTTTTTAGCGATTTTTTTGTTATATCTGTGATTTTTACTGGAAATCCTGGATTGGAACGTATACGTTTTGTTTTAGAACCAATTCCTCCAGTATCAATCGTGAGATGTGTTGCAACACGTGCAATAATCTCTCGTGCCTCATTGTCATCTATATCGTGTGCTTCCATTAGGTTTTCAAGTAATGCGTCACCCTGATAACCCTCGCGTCGTTTTACTTGTTCAATAACAAATGCCTCTTTACTAGTCATTTTATTAAAGTTTGAAACCTTTTTATAACGCATATTCGCTCCATCGCGACCAGATACATTAAATGAGTTGATAATAAATGCAGGTGTTAAACATTTTTGAACATTTTTGATATCAAAATCGGTCTCATAGTTTTTTATATGCACATCATAACCATATTTTATATGTAAGATATCAATATTTTGTTCATATAATCCTGAAAAAAGATTAAACTTATAACCACTGTCAGATAAAAAGTCGGCAATTTGTTTCATGAAGGGATTTGCATAACGTAGTATAAAGTCGTTCACTTGTGTCAAAGAGAGAGTATTTGGTGAATTAATATTTATAATCATATCACCATTTTCTTGAAACTCGCAAACAAACTCAACATCAGGCGACTCTTCTATTTGAATATATGCTGCAACAGATTTTGATTTACCAATATTGGAAGATAACTGAAGTGTTTTTGTTTTTGTAAATGAAGGAATAACGCGTTGATCTTTTGTTTTTTGTTCACCAAATAATCGGTACATTGGTTCTCGTTGAATACCTGGATTTAGTTTGGTAAAAGGAATATTTTTATCTACATGGATGAGTTTAAAAATAATATCAAGAGGAGCATTGATTTCAAATGATTGTTGGATTGCAAATCTAATTTCCATAATTCCTTCTGTGTCATATTCAAACATATCCATATTTCTCTCTTTGGTTATTTTTGAAACATTGTGCAACATGTCTTCTTTTGTATACATGTTTCTTGTTGTTTCAGATATTAGGTTATTTGTTTCGCTCATGATATTGCTTCTTTTTTCTTGCAAATGATTAAGTGAAGAAATCTCATTATTTGCAAGTGAAGGGAAATAAACACTTAATAGATATTGTTCATTTAGTGGATTATCAAGCTTTGAGTGATACTTTAATACATCTTCTGCAGTTGATACGTATATAATATTATCTACAATAATACCATTGTCTAAAAGAAGATTACTATTCATAGTGCTTGTAGCATTTGTGCTAGCGGTATAGAGAAGATTATCAAAATACTTCATGTCGAATGGATTATATGGAAATGGATAGTGTGAATCAATCAAAAACAGTTTTTGTCCTAACATTCTAACTACATTGATATTTTTATCAAATAGATCAAGTTTGAGTAAATCATCATAAGAGTAATACTCTTTATTGTCGTTTAATATAATTTCCGTGTTATCGTTTGCAAATAAACCCTTTATATTTTGTAGAGTGTTGTCTAATCGTTGGTTTGTTAAAACAACCCTGCGTTTCTGTGTTAATGTATTATACATGTCCTGTGGAAACATTGTCTCTGATTTCATACAAAATAAAAATAATTCGTCTATTGACATTTCGTTTACTTCTTCCATATTCATCAGTTCTATTAGGATTTTTATTTTTATTGACAATATAGTATCGTCTAGGTAGATAGTTTGTTTACTGAAAAATACATCTGTATTTTCACTCTTAATACGTTCTAATTCTTCTTGACTAAAAATAGACTTTCCTGTTGCACTATCTAAAAACCTTTTATTGTTTGGATCCGTTATAAAAAGTTCTTTTAAATCTGTATCATTATCCCCGTAAAATACAATGACTTTGCTAGGCAATGTTTTATCACCACCCTTCACAAGGTGCACTTTATAAATATTATTTATACGGTTCATATATATTTTACAAATATTATTATCGTTATATGTTGACTAATTTATAACTAATAATGTATTGTATTTTATATTTGTGTAATATATATATAATAGTATTATGGCAGTTTTAAAAGAGATTACATTATTACTAGTTGCATACTCCATTGCATTTATTATCTCCACAACATTAATCGTTTATATTCTTCACATTCCTACTTTTATAACAGGACAACAAAAAATGGTGAATGAGTATTATTATGACAACTTTCTAAGCAGTACTTTACTTGATTATTTCTTAGTATTCGCATATTTACTGGTTGCACAATGTGTTATATATGGGTTAAATGCAAACTATATTGCACATAGATTAACATTAGTTATTGTTACCACTTTATGTATTTCTGGTGGTTTTTATCTATATTTTAAATCAAAGCCATTAGATAAAACAAGCTTTTTTTCACGATGGTTTTATAATGCAGGATTTAGTGCTGTAGTTTATGATATTGTATTGCTTACCGTAACATATAGTGTTTTAATGGTGTCGCTTGTGAAAACAAAAGACCGATTAAAAGAATGGTTAGGTTAAAGAAATATATTGAGGTAATATAGGTAAAATACTATTTCCTCTACTACATTGATATAATGTCTTATAACCGTAACGAAAAACGCTCGCGCAGTGATAGTATGGGAGAAATAGAAGATGGAAAACAACAAGAATTAGATGAAAGATACTATAATGTAGTCATTTCGTATATAAAAAAATTACATATGTCCCGGGCTATTTCTTCAAAGTTTTATATAGATATGTTAGATAATGGGACTGTTGACTTAATAGTAAGAAAAAAGAAGAAAGAAGGCATTGAATACATAGACAAAACTCATCACGAAGAGAGAATATGCAAAAATTATATTAAAATGAACAATGTGATTACCATATCTAATTGGTTAAGTATGTTTTCTAGTGAAGAACGAACAAACTGTCAACTACAACGTATACCACCTCCATGTCACAAAATATGTGACTATGTTGCATTGTATATTTCAAAGTTTATTTAAAATAATACGGTTATCAGGTAACATATTATACTATACGTATAATACGTTATTCACTCGTTGAATATTTATATATCATAATAAGGATTATCTGATATGCTCATTCCGCAATAGGGTTGGTTTTTCTTTTTGTAGTTAACTGGATTATACATATTCATTTTTTTTGCCTCGGTTAAGATAAATTTAAAATTGTCCCAAAACTCTTTTTTATGACCTACAGAAACAGACATGACATGTGATAGTTCGTGAAAGTATACAAACATGAGTGTGCTTTCATCAATAAGTGTTTCACTGTGTTTTGTTTTTGATAAACAAAATGCTAGTTTTTCACCCTTATTTTCACTATACGCAGTTAACTCACTAGTTGGCAATGTTTCTTGAACCTTTTTAGGGTTAAACCCTTCTTTTAATCGTTTTACACGAGCATCATTGGGATATTTTTCATATAATTTATTTACAAACTCTGTCGCGTTGTTTGTTGTTTTTGCTAAAAGATTTGCAGCTTCTTTAATATACACTCTGTTTCTTACACAGTATTTATGTCCATCTTTGGTAGCAATGATACACTTTAAGTTAAATAATTCACTTTCTGAATATATTTTAAGACTGAATATAATGACAAACCCAAATAGAACATAAAAGAATAAGTCTTGTTTTAGTAACGTTGTTAACATTGTCAAATTATACTTACTAGTTATTAGCAATTGCCAGTACTATATGTTTGGATTTTATATTGTATCTATTTAATAACTAAATAATTCTTTTATGATTATCATTTATGAGATAGTTACTTCATAAATGATATTAATGATTATTCTTAGATTTTATTTAAGCGCAAACACCCTGACGGCCAGTATCAGGCTCAATAGTAGATTGGTTCCAAGGACCATTGTAACTGCGAGGGTTGGGCTCTTCTCCACGAAGTTGCAAGTTAGCGTTTCTTAAAGGAGCATCACTTCCAGAGCCTCCAATATGGTGTCCAGCATCTAATAAAGCAGCATTGTTTCCACCGTTAGCAGTAGGAGCCATAGAGGCAAACTCGTTGTTACTGTCCTTGGGAAGAAGGTCAGCAGGGTTAGTGATAGGAGCAGGAGCACTGCTCTCACCGCTTACACTTGCAAAATCACCAGCACCCTCATCGTTAGAGGGAGCAGATTCAGGACCAGGAGCAGGAGCATCACTGTAAGCACTAGCCGAGGCAGCCAAGTTAGCGTGACCTTCACTTCCACCTAAAGCTTTATTATTAATGTAATCAGCAAGAGTACTAACTGCAAAGGCAGATAATAGCAAAATAATGATAACACCTAGACCGTAGTCTGACATAAGTTTTTTGAAACTGGCCATTATATAATTTGCGAACAAATAAATTTGTTAGGATTGTGTGTATTATAGTATTGCAATGAAGTATGTTTTATAAAGAAAGATAACTTATTCCTAAAACATTATTAATCTACATCTCTGAAGCTAGTTCAGCGCTATTCTTTTTATCAGGAAAAATATCATTAATATTTGTAACATGAATATTATCATCCGGTTCCAATATTTGATTAGTTTGTCTCTTTAATACTGGTGGTTCAAGGCCAAGACTTGCAAGGTCTAGTTTACTAAGCTCATTAATATCAGGAACGGATACATCTCTACATTGGTTCTCAATGTTAACATCTTCTTTTTGATTAATATCTTCATCTGTCTTTTTGGTAAATATTTCCCTATATTCAACCATACTCTCGGTTGGTATAGAAAATACAACTTCGGTTAACTTTGCATTTGTATCCATAACGTAAGACTGCAGTTTAACAAAATCATTCTTAAAATCGTTTATTCCATTTTGTATATGAGTGACTGATTTTTCTAGATTTTCAACTTGTTCATTGTCAACTTGTTTATTGTCTTCAATATTTCTTAATGATTCTTTATTATTTTCTAAATTATCAAGACGGGTTACAAGAGAATCAAAAACTTTTGCATCAACCAAATACTTATTCTCGGTTTGTTGGCCAAATGCGCGTGTTTCTTGAAAAGATGCTTCCATCTCATTCATACGTTCTTCAACTATGTCTAAACGTTTCATAATCATTTGAAGTGCTTGGGGGATAGTCAATTTTGTAACGGATTGTTGTGATCCAACATCTGTAGTATTATTTTGTTGTTCGGACATTGGTGTAGCAGGATTAGGACTATTTAGACCGGCCTTTTTATTTTTAGCTGAAGCAATGGCTTTAGATGCACTCATATACTGTATATAAGATACTTGTATTTAATATAGTTCTACTAATTAAAATATTAATACGTCTGTATTTATTTCTTTAGGTACTTCAGATGACTGATATTGATATTATTGGCGGTAGTCCTAATGAGACATTTGTTCAACATGTCTTCAAGTTTGACGAACAATCTAAAAAAGAAATGATGAATGTTATTCAATATACAATTATTGCACTTTTTCCCGTAGTTTCTCTAAATAAACTTATGCAGAAGTATGTTCCCGAAGCAGACGACGAAAAAGGAAGTGTAGAACTTTTAGCAGAAATTGTTATTCAACTTATTATTATGTTTGTGGGTATTCTCTTAATTAATCGTGCTGTTACTTTTGTTCCAACATACAGTGAAATGAAATATGAACAGTTTTCTATTATTCATATGATACCCGCAACACTTATGATTATTTTAAGTTTACAGACTAAACTTGGTGAGAAAGTCAGTATTTTATATGACCGTGTAGAAGAGTTAATTATGGGAAAGAAAGAAGGTTTTGGAGCGAAGGAAGATGCGGGATCGCAAAATAATGTTAAGAGACAACCTACACCTTTATCTGGTGCAAGTTCTCCAGGCGAACCTGGCAACCCTAGTATGCCAGTTACAAGTCCAGGTATGCCAATGTCTACGCAACCTAGTGGAACCACTGGTATTAACAACTTAAGACCCGAGCCTCAATCAGAAACCACGGGAAACCAACAACTATCATCCAATGACGGATTTGAACCCATGGCCGCAAATGATGCATTTGGCGGAGGTTCTTTTGGATCTTTATGGTAAATAATTACATATAATTCATATACTATATGTAATTAGCAGTTAAATAATAGTAATAATATACAAGTAACACGGTAACTAGCTTAGACAACTACACTATATCATATAGTCTTATTGTATAGTACAGAACAGTTACTATAGTTAAATAATGAGTTATACAACAGACTTGCTAAAAACAGCATGTGAAAATGAAGCAAACACAAACATTCTTAATTTTACTAATGACAAAATTATAAAAGTTAAAGTAGATATTATTAACGAATTACCTATCAATCATGAAGCAAAAGTCGAAATAATTAAAAAATTACAAGGTTATATCTATGTAGATGAAATACACGAGTTAAAAAATGGAGCATATTTAAGATGGCTAGATATGCGAGACATTGAAAATATACGATTAGTCTCAGGAGCATTTTTTTGTGAGCTGGTTTTTACTGATAGTAATAGTTGTATGCGTATGAAAAATATTCGAGGTCGTCATTTTGAAGTTAAAATGGACGATGTTATTCTGTTTCAAAAGTTGAATGACCAAGAAAAGGTTATTTTGGCTGCATTATCTTACATGTCAAAGTAATATAAAATAATGAAAATATACAAATATTTAACGTCTAGATTTTTTGGGGGATTTGCGTGTTTTTTTACTATTTTTATTTTTATGTATTTTTTTCTTTAAAGTAACGCTTCTTTTCGGTTTTTTACATGCAAAATTACCGCGTGCGAAACCTTTATTGTTGATAACTGTTTTGGTGCATACGCCAACTGAAGTTTCATTTTTAACATTATTTTTTGATTTCATATTGTTACGCGCTATACTTCTAATACATCCGCATAATTTTGCAGTAATTATCTTTTCTGCTTCTAGTTTCACCTGGTTAGACTGTTTGGGCACTGGAAAATTATAGTATTGGAGAATATCTGCATATTCTTTCGTTGTTAAATCTCTAAACGCCATTAAAATTAAGAGTTAAATGTTTCCCTAGTGGGCGAATAGTTTATTTATATAAATTAGAAAAGAAAATAGATTATACAGATAATTTAATTTTGTTTTATAGAATATTTACTATTTAATAAATAAATCATAAATTAAGTATACTTTTTATTTCTAGTATAATGTATATTCTTTATACTAATTATATGAATGATACGGGGGAATGCAAATAAATACGTTGTATTTGATTTAGATGAAACAATTGGTCATTTTGTTTTGATAAGAAATATATGGGATTCATTGCAACGATTTATTACATATAATGATGTCAAATATAAACTAACACAATATGATTTTAACCTACTATTAAATGAATTTTTAGAATTATTCAGACCTGGAATACTATCTATTTTATTATCTCTTAAAAAAAAGAAATTACAGGGATTATGTAAAGGTATTATGATTTACACAAATAATCGTTATTCAAAAGATTGGGTGCATCGTATAACGGATTTTATTGAACAAAGACTTGGCGGAGATATTTTTGATAATATTGTTCTTGCGTTTAAATTAAATGGGGAAGTACAAGAGCCATGTAGAACTTCAAAAGACAAAAAATACTCAGATTTTATTCAATGTTGTCGTATACCACAAGATGTGCAAATAGAATTGTGCTATTTTGATGATGTTTTTCATCCAGAAATGGATATTGCAAATGTTTATTATCTAAAGGTTAAACCTTATGTGCATTGTTTTTCACATCAAGAAATTATGAATAGATTATTTCGAGTAAAAACAATATGTAAAATCTTATATATTAAAGATAATAATGAAAAGGTGAATGATAAACATAGAGAGATGTTTTCTCAGTATATTCAAAAATACTTGTCTATGAAAAATGTATTATGTGAACAAAACCATCCTATTGATTATAATATTGATAAACTAATTACAAAAAGAATGGTAACTCATATTCATGTATTTTTTACCAGATTTTTTCCAGGGTATATAGATATTGATGATGATACAAGTTCGGGTAGTTCAAGTAACAATTAATTTCGTGTTTATTAGATAATAAAGACGAATTGAAATAAAATATATAAGTATCATGGAAGAAACGCACAACCAAAGGTTTAAAATAAGACAAATAAAAGAACCAGATTATTATGGAGGATATTTAAACGTTCTTAGTGATGGTTTTCAATTGGACCCGTCGTCTATAAATGTAATGGATTTTCAGTTTTTTTTATCGTCACAAAAGGGTATAATTTTTGTTATAGAAGATACAGAAAAATCGTTGGGTTATGGGTACACAAATTATATTATAGCTTCTGCTACCGTATTTGTAGAACAAAAACTAATACATAATATGGGGAAAGTTGGCCATATTGAAGATGTTGTTGTATCTTCAGATTATCGTGGACATGGACTAGGAAAGCTTATTGTAAATAAATGCATTGATTATGCAAAATCCCAAAGGTGTTATAAATGTATACTCGATTGTGCGGAGGAAAATGTCGAGTTTTATAAAAAATGTAACAGTGATTTTCAGGAAAAGGGTATAGAAATGGCACTATACTTTTAATTACTTATACATTTATATTTATGCTCCCAAATAATAGATTTTACAGTTGCATACCATCCTTTTTCTTCGGGACAAAACAACCATAATGATATTGTTTGTGTGCGACCCTCTTTCACAATTTTTCTATTTTTATTCATTTCATGTCCATTGATATTAAATGTATAGGTATCTCTATTTTGAGCATTTTTATTGCCTTTTTTCTTTCGTTGTCTCATTATAGTACATGCTTTAATACATTTTCCATCGTTTATCTGGTATCTTATATGAACCTTTCCAGTTGCACCTCTGTTTTGATCAAATGCTATAATTTTAAAACAAATATTTGTAAGTACATATTTATTTAAATCAATACTGGGCACATATTTTTCAGGTTGTATGTCTTCGGATGCTATTTTAATACAAGGATATTCATTACCTGAATCTGATACACATGTTGGGCGTGTGTTAGACAATATATGTCCCTTTGATACATTTTGTGTTTCTATATTATCATCTAAATCTTGTTTATTTTCTCTAGGCACTCCTGCATTCATTTGAGGGTTTCCTTCTATATATTTCATAATCAAGCTGATATTAGTTGGATTACTATATTTTGGTGGTTGAATTTTTTGTATAACATTAAAAGCATTTAACTTATCTTGTGCATCTTGTTCTTCTTGTTTATTTGCCTGTGATTGCAAATCATGAAATTCTTGTGTATATTGTGTAACATCTGAATGATTTTTCTCAGCAAGTTTAATTTTTCTTTTAGTTTCAAGAAGTTTAAATTCTACTTCAAGTCTTTCTCTCTTTTTCGAAAAGGATGTTTCTTGTAAGTATTCAGTATATTTTTCAAAAAAAGTTTGTGCGTTGTTAAAGTCAATATCCTTTGAAACATTTATTTGAGTATTATCAGCCCTGTTTCCCATAATATTATCATCATTATTTTCTTCGTTGCTATCATCAGCACTATCATCTGGGCAAACATTTTTTGTAAAAATACATAAATATCTATTAAGCCTAGAACCACGACTTTTTTGTTTTGTTTTACTTGAAAATGAATAATACGTATCATCATTAATTTCATCTGGCGATAAATAACTATACATTACATCTGGTAAATCGTTTAGTTCTGCAATTGATATATGACTATCACCTTTAGTTGTTCCTCTATTATCTATATCATCTACAATCTGAGATATTCCATCTTTAAAAGTTTTTTTAATTTTCCATTTATCAATAATATCGTCTCCAATTTCACTATTTAATAACATGTATAAATTGTCTTGGATTATGTTACTTGGTAATGAACTATCATTAAGTTGATTTTCTCCTGATAACATCCAAGCTTTTCTAAGAACAGGGTGTCTTATTCTTTGTGCACTGCCAAAAATAGTTCTTTTAAGTTCAACAACTTTTGGCAATAACTCTTCTATCTCTTTAAAATGCTTATGAAGTCTTTGTTTTACTGTTGATGGCTTTTTAAATTTTATATATAATTTAAATAAAGGTCTTAACTTATCACAAAACGAATTATTCTCGTAATAAAGATCCCCTAATAGATTAAAAAGGTCTTGGATAGGCGATAATTTAAGTTTAATTGTGTCTATCTGTGAAAATTTTAAATTGTTATACTCAAAGAGTTTATTATAGTTATCATCATTACTATCTTCTTCACTATTACGTTCAAATACACTTGATAACATTTCTAATGATATGCTTAGACGTGTTAACGCTGTCATAAATGGAGGATATTGATCGTCCATCATAACTTTTATTTCAGAAATATCTTGTGCCTGTCGTTGTATTGTTTTAACAAAACTCACACATTCAGATACACTTGATACTACAAGATCTGCCATAAGTTAGGCTATATTATATGATGGTATAATATTCATATATTCCAACTACTAGGAATGTATGAATATATGTTTATTTATTGGATATTAATATATTAACTCCCATTGTTGTTTATCTGCACTATACCTAGGGGTTGATGTTTGTTTGATAGGATACTTTCCTACTTGAATGACTTCATTATAAACTTCTTTGTACTTATCAGTTCCCTTGTCAAGAGAGTTTAAATTAACTAGGTTCATTAATGCTTTGTCTAAGTAAATGTTCTCACGGAAAACTTCATCAACAGATGGATTTTTTACTGCTTCGTCAACAATTATCTTATTTGTATTATAATCCTCATACTTATTTTCACGAATAAACATGACAGGAAACTTCATATAAAAAGGTAGATTTGTAATCACTCTGTTGAATAAGTCTCTATTTTCATTTGCCAACTTTTCAGTTACACATTGGGTTAATACAGAACTTATTCTTACATTTTTATGATATATTTCAACGCAGTGAGCTAAGTATAGGTTTGATAATATACCAGCCATGTCTGCAGAAATACTTTGTTCTCGCTTTAGTGCACCTCCTTTTAATGCAATAACATTTGAAAGACATGCAAAGTAAGTTGTCTGTCGCTCAAGAATTGATTTTGTGGTAAACATTTCAAACCAAGATTTTAGATATAGATTTAGACTGTGACCAACTATTTTGGCAAAGTGTGTATTAAATGATTTGAGGTCATTTTCAGTAATAGAGTGAAGAATATCAGATATATGAGGATGACTTTTGTTTAATCCTTGACCAAAAATAATTAAATTACGAGTAAGAACGTTGCTTCCTTCTACCGTAATTCCAATAGGAACATTTTTATAAAACTTTTCTATCATATTGTTGTCGCCTTTACATATACCCGAACCACCATAAATATCCATAGCATCGTTTACAACTTGTCTACCTCTTTCAGTTGACTGTTCTTTCATAATTGCACTTATTACTGAAGGTCTTTCACCACTATCTAAAATCTTATTTGTCACATACACACTTGCATGTATAATCCATGTGTTATATATCATATTTGCTAACTTATTACGAACTCCTTCCATTTGAATAAGTGGGCGTTTAAACTGAACTCTGTGTTGTGTATAAAGCATCATTGCAAGTGTCGATACTTTAGATGAGGCATTTGCAGTAGCTGGTAAACAAATGCCTCTTCCTGCAGCCAAACATTCCATTAACATTTTCCATCCTTTTCCAATATTATCTTGACCACCAATAACTTGAGAAATATCAATATCGATTGTTCCCTGAATTGTTCCATTAGGAAAACCTGTGTCAAGAGGATTATGATAATATGATTGTTCAAGACCTGGATGCCCTTTTTCTACAAGTGCAACCGTAACACCAGACAATTTGTTATCTAGTATGTTGTCGGGATCTTCGACAGAAAACGCTAGACCAATAAGATTGGAAACAGGAGCGAGTGTAATGTATCTTTTGTTTAACGTAACACGTATAACTGTTGAACCTGTCTCAGTTTTGCAAACACGACCCATATCAATCTGACCAGTCGCATCCGACCCATTATTTGGTCCAGTTAAACCAAAACAAGGAATACATTCACCTGTTGCTAGTTGTGGGAGATATAGTTTTTTTTGAAGGTCTGTTCCATATTCGTGAATAAGTTCTGCTGGTCCAAGAGAATTAGGAACCATTACAACAACACCAAGTGATGGACTTACAGATGTAATATAAGTAAGCATCTCTGACATTTCTTCAATGGTAGTTCTTTTTCCCTCGTATTCTTTATCTATTCCAAGAGCAAAATACCCATTTTCACCTAAGTATGTCAGTGTTTTTTTACAAACATTATTTTTATCTGGATAGATTTGTTGACTAGGAAACTTGCTAGCTAGTTCTTCTAGCTCAATCTGAGAAAACACCCTCTTTCTTAGACGCGGATATTTGTAGTCTTTATGATTAACCTTTCCTTGAAAAATATCTCTATCCATAGACACTGTTCCACAATTAAGTGCGATTTTTTCAGTTTCTGTAATTGGAGGGATTATTTTTTTGATACGATTGAAAATGCGCCGTTGTATAGAAGTTAGCATGGTAAAAAAGAACTCCTGCACAATTCAGTAGTAATATATTCAATTAAACTTTTAAGTTATAATTATGTGAAGTAAAAACTCGTTTTAAAATGGTATATGGAATAAAAATATATCTTATTAAAGGATATATTTTTATTGAACAAATAAATTGAAGTATTGACACACTATAATAACAAACCATAAAATGTCAAACCCAAATATAATAAAAGGCTACAAAGGAATAATGGACTTAGATCTTTCTACTATTCCGCCTTCTTTCCATAAAGAAACTGTTGCACAACATATAAAAGATATAGAAGAATATAAAATGGACCAATTAAGCAGACCAGAAAGACTGCGGTATGAAAACACAGTTGAACATGCATTTAAGGAACAAGAAAAATTGTTACATGCACAAAGACGTATAACCAGAGAACAACAAGAAAAAAAAGAACAAATATACAAAAATAGGTTAAAGCCAACGAATATAATCCTATAAATTATAATACATACTTTACAGCAATGCCTGCAGTTTCCTTATGTTCTTTTACAATAGGTGTTTTTTCAATAATATTGGCAAGATACTTTGATATAATTGTACTCGTAAATAAGAACATACCTGCACTAAATACTACCTTTCTATCTAGTTCGCTAAAATTTGGTCTAGATGCGTAGGGATTAAATCGTATAATAAGAAACAAAGAAATATATAATTGCGTTATTGTTCGTAGCATGTCTAGATAATTAGGTGCTAAACGCCATATCCCGATATAAGATATTACTAAAAGAGTGAGCATCAAATTATTCACGAAGTTAAATAAATAATGTTGTGTTTCATAAGTGTTCATCTTTGTTTAATTTATATAATATAATAAAAGAAATGATTATTTAGTGATATGATTTTAACTATTTATCTAACCAATATATATGGAGACCCCAGAGAGAACATTTAATTTTAATATAGTTCAAGACCCCAACGGGTATAGTTATTATGAAATACCCGCGAACACGCTTTTGTACAGAGGAGATACAGCATTGTATCCTCATTTTCAGAAACCTAATGTCCCTGCATTTTTTAGCACCGAACCAAAGTTTGTAAAACATTACGGTATTCTTTTTAGATTTATAACAACTGCACCAATGAGGTTGCTTGTTCTTGATAATCATGCAGACTATACAAAATTTTATGATAGTGTTCCAGAAGATAAACAAACTATTCTTAGAAGACAATTCGGATATGAAAGTGGTCTTAGAGATAGTGCATATGTCAGTGACATGAACCTTGTAAAATATCTCTGTTCTATTGGAATGGAAGGATTTGCAAATGATCGTATGCGTGTTGATGATTTTGCTGTAGTAGACCCATATGAGGGCGAAGAGGATATGAAGAATAGACCATTTCATCCTGAACTAGCATTATGTAATCTTTCCAAGATAGATCTTGTTAACCCACAAGAAGATGTTCAAAACTATATTAAAACTTACGGTGAAGAAGCGTTCGACAAAGAAGTAGAAAGAAAAACTCAAAGTATAAAGAATTGGGAAGAAAAGAAAAAACGTGAACAATCACGACGTGGGAATGGAAATGACCGAGGTAATATGGGCAGGCCAATTAATGGCGCGCTATTTAGTTCACCTGGAAAGCAGGGAATAGACATGTTTTCTCGAATGAATTCTTTAACAGGTAGTGATAATGATACAGAAACATCTTCTGGTTCAAATAGTTTCTCTTTATATGGAATGACATCATCGTCATCTTCAAATAATCTAACGGACGATTCTTTTTCTAGCCCTCCAAGTTCGCCAAACCCTTCAATACCATCAAATCCTTCGACCCCTGGTTCGCCTCCACGTTTTCCAAGAATGAAAGGGACCTCACTTTTTGAAAGTCCTCCCAAAAAACAAAGACGTGGTGGTAAGAAAAGTATGAAAAAGAAAAAACAACATAACAAGAAAACACATAAAAAGAAAACACATAAAAAACACACAAGAAAGGAAAGAAAGAAGACTAAGGCTAAAAGACGCACAAAGAAAAGGGGAGGTGTCGCCCGTTCACTGGCAAATCGCCCACCAACACCACCAATGTCATTGCCCGGAACTCCCGTAATGGATGCTACTATGGACAATTTACAGCGCTATTGAATAAGACCTGAACTATACCCAACATATATAAATGAAGCATTTGCAGTAATTGGAGATATTGATAGAATAGAAGCACTTTATAGAGAAGGTGAACTTAGATATTTTTTTAGAACCTTGATTATAGACCGTTTTCAACAAGCAATAGAGTATGATATGTCAAATTGGGAGTTAATCGTTAATAATATAAGAAATGCCATGATGTCGCAGATATACCAAGAAAATATGGTCATAATAGGAAGAATGAATCCAAACTCACCACACACAAACTCAACTATAACAGTTAGAATATAAAATAAACAAAAATTGTATAATACTACTTTTGTTTATTATAATTTTACTTTACTAATCATTTATGTTGTAGTATTTTGAAAAATACGACTATTATTCTGAACTTCTTTATAATAAGATAGAGTTCTTGCGCTTGAATCCGTAGCATTAGAAAAACGAGGCATCCAAAAATAAGGAATAACATTTCCACAGCCACGGTATTCAGATTCAAAAATGTAACGATAATATTTCTGCTCTTTTGTTGTAGGAGGATTGTGTTTAATAGATGACCAATCAAAGTTATTCAAATTATTGTTAATTGTTTCATCATTTTCAATCTTCTCTTGTATAATTTCGTACAATGACCTGGCGGTGTTTGATACACCATCACTAAATGCCTCTTTAGTTCTCCATAAGATTTCATCTGGTAATAGCGCTCTGCCATCTTTTGCTTTATAGTTTAATTCAGAAAATGCGTTTCTTAGAAGATACTTTTCAGGTAAACCTTTTCCTGAGTGACATCTATGTGAAGGATGAATACCTAGATAAAAACTAACCCATGATCTATCTAAAAAGGGTGTTCTTGGTTCAAGACCATGAGATGAAATACTTTTATCTGATCTAAGAACATCAAATGAATATATATTATTAATAAGATGACGGGTTTCTTTATCAAACTCAATAGGATCAGTTATTTTGTGAAAATATAAATATCCTCCACACAATTCATCAGAACCATCTCCGTTCATAATAACTTTTGCTTCACTATTTTGTGAGATATATTTTCCAATTAAGTAGTTACCAATAGATGCGCGAACTGTAGTTGTATCATAACTTTCAATAGACCTAATTACTTCTGGAATGGCATCAAAGAACTCTTGTTCGGTAAGAATAACTTCTGTGTGTTTTGTTCCTAGATAATCTGCAACCTTTTTAGCATATGCCAAATCAGCAGCACCTTCAATTCCAATACTATAGGTTTCAAGTTTATTTTCTGTATTCGTCTTTTTCAATGTCTCATTTACAAGTGCTGTAATAAGACTACTATCTAGACCTCCAGATAAAAGACATGCAACAGGTCTATCTGTAACTAACACACGTTTCGTAACTGAATCTGTAAGATAATTTTGAATGTCATGTATAATCTGCATTCTATGAAGATATTCTTCTTTGTAAATCATTTGTGAATTAAAGCCAGGACGATTATATGGAATGTTTTGCAAGTTCTTAACAGGTGTCCACAAAGATTTAGTGGGCAAGGAACTTATGTAACAGTTGAACTCACTGTATGTTCCTGGTTGAAACTGACTAATGCTCGCACGTTGAAGAATATGTTTACACGAAATCAATGATTTCATTTCAGATGCAAACCCATATGTATTTGAGACACCTTTATTATATTCACTGTCTGATATAGTATGGTCAGGCTTCAACATATAAAGAGGTCTAACACCATAAGGGTCTCTTGCTACAATAACACGATGTTCCTTGCAAGTTTCTTCCTCTATATTTGTGCGCATGTCAATAATAATAAATGCAAATACTCCATCCAGCATATTTAGTGTTTGTTCAATACCATAACGTTTGTATAAATGTATAATAACTTCACAATCAGAGTCTGTAGAAGGTTTACAATCGGGCATAATATTGTATAATTCTTTATAGTTATATATTTCGCCGTTACAGATAAGATGAATGTTATCTTGAATGATAGGTTGATCAGAATTAGTATTTAATCCATTAATAGCTAATCTATGAAATCCAATAGTAGTTGTTTCATTTATGTCAATTAATTTAGACGCCTCGGGTCCTCTCCCAACGCCTCTGTTAAAAGATGTCTCTACTGCATGATTATCGATAAGTAGCTTATCTGTTTCAATACCATATGTGGTTTCCCCGTCAATAGAAACATTCTCTGTTATTTTTGTGTTATTTAAAATACAGAAAATACCACACATACTTTCTTCACTAGACTGGTCTATAGTGTATCTTAGTATATCTTTAATATTTTTATAATAGTATTTAATGTTACTATGTGTAAATATATGTACTAAAAAATATAGAGTATGTATATAGACAATATGAACACAAACAATGAAGAAAGTGCTTCACAAATTACCGATATGAATAATAATAGAATATATGATAGAAATGTTCCCTCTTCTAGTCTTCAACCATATTTCTCTCTTCGTCCAACTCAAACAAAGTATACAAAGTTTATGACAGATATACCTCCTGTTCAGAGCTCTGTTCCATTAAAACAAGTTCCAAGTTATAGCCCTCATACAACATTTTATCCTGCCAATAAAAATGCACCATGGAATGGTTTTGCGACTAATGTTGACGTAGAGTCTGATATGAGAAATCAGTTTTATGCTCTTCAGGCGTGTCCACAAGCAACATATGTTCCACAAAGCGAAAGCGACTTATATACATTAAGATCGTTTGCACATGCGTCAAAACCAAACGCACAGACACACCCTCTATTATTTAATGAACAAAGATTTGATATGTTTAATCCAAACGTTACTGGTTTAAGCGATGGTATATTTAACAATCATACTAGACAAGATATTAAGAACTCAAAATAAGCATATTATACAAGTTAATATTATAGTACAAAAGATAATCTATTTGTACTATAATGGGTAAAACTAGTAAAAAAAATAGTCATAAAAAACGTATTAAGAAGAGTAAGCGCCATAATAAACATAATAAATCTGGTAAAAAAACTAGAAAACTTAAAAAATTGCAGTGTGGACCAGAAGGTAATGGAAAAAAGTATACATGTATACGTGACCAATCTATATGTAAGTTAAAAACTTTATGGAATAAACGCCATCCAGATAATAAAATTAAAAATGGAAATATACACTCAACGTGGAAACAATTACGTTCAAAACTTAAAAATGTGTGTAATAAAGAGTCGTGCTGGTTGCGCCAAAAATTTGCAAAAGGTGGACTTGGAAATGAAATGAGTGTTGCATTTGCACCCGAATCTCCCGAAAAATGGAAAAAAAATCCAAATGAATGGTTGTCGAGTAATGATATTATTGCTGTTATGAAACAATATGAAAAGAAATATACATGTTTTGAGTTTATTGGACCATCACCTATTGATTATGATACTCATAAAATGTATGGTGAGTGTGTGTGGGAAGAGTTGTGTCATTTTAATTTAAAGGAACAGATTAGTAGTGGTAAAACAAAAATAGGAGTTATATTTAATCTTGATCCTCACTACAAAGGTGGTTCTCATTGGGTTTCTCTCTTAATCAATGTAAAAAAATCTCTTATTTATTATTTTGACAGTGTAGGTAAATCTATACCGGCACAAATTAAAAAGTTTGTTGATACAGTAAAACGACAAGGATTACACATTTCTGATAGTGAACAAATCATATTTAAGTTTGATCAAAACCATCCACAGGAACATCAAATGGGTGATACAGAATGTGGTATTTATTCATTGTACTTTCTTATCCATATGCTTGAAGGAACTCATGATGGTGATTATTTTAAAAATCATGTAATTACAGACAAATGTGTTCAAAAATTTAGAAAGGTTTATTTTAATGAATCTCTTTAAATAGATATAAATATTTCGGAAAGATACATAATATACAATATCATTAATAAATATATTATGTCATCAGTAATAGATAAAATAAATACAAATGATACAACAAATATATTTGTTAAAGAGAAAAATATTGACTTATTGTGGAATATTATTATTCAGAATAAGGCATTCCAAACTAGTATTCAAACGCAAGGCGAGGATGGTAAAAATAAATTAAGAGGATATTACATTCGAAAAGTAAAAACATTTATAGAAGAAAATATTGATACTAATTTAAATGTTGTTGATTTTAATAAACAGTTTATTGCCTATTTTATTCGTGGATTTCAACCTAACTCTTTGGACAATGATAGTCCGAAGAGAATAAACATAGATAAATCAATAGATAATGAGGCAATAACAGTTGAAGATATAAAAAATGAACGTATGTCTGAGTTTGAAGATAAATATAAAAAAGTACAAGAAGATTTTAATTTATATAGAAAAAATGAAGCACCAGAAGAGGTATCATTTGCTGATAATACTAATATTGAACCGATGGAAAGGACTGACTTTCAACAACAAGTAACAAGCACACTTGAAAATAGAAAAATAGATGAAAATATTTTTATTGAATCAACTAGCACTACTCTTGAGAATACTGAAAAAAATGTGGGTGTTGCAAAATGGTTAAACTTAAAAGATAAACCTACTGACAATAAAATAATTGAAGGCGTAGATGCAAATAAAAATAATTTTATAAATCAATCGCCATCCAAGGTATATAGTCCACAGATTGAAGTTCATGAAATTATAGAACCTATAGGTACAGAACAAAGAGAGAAAGACGGAAGAGAGAATAAAAATATTGAACAGCTAACTAACAAAATAAATGAACTTGAAAATAAAATCGATACAATACATCAGTCATTGCAGGATTTTTTTATACAAAATAGTATGCAATGTGTAGAACAAAATGAAAAGATGAACACCATTTTAACATTATTAACTGTTTTGACTACAAATGAAACCGACCCTATGTTTGTTCCAACATTAAATATTTCATCTAATGATAACGAAGAAACCGAAGATTTACAAGATGAAATACAGTTTTTACATGATACAGATGAAAATAATGACGATAAAAAACAAGATAGTAAAATCGTTGCCTTTTCTTATGAGATATAAATTACTTAGTTAATATACATTTACAATTAGGAATGTCTATTAGACTTTACAATTACTTTCCAAAGAATGAAGTAAGCTGGCGCATTCCTTGCTTTTCAACATTCGCTTTATTAATATATTTATCAAACAATAGAGCCTTCACCTCTTTATTCTTTAGCGCCTCTAACTTATCTTCAAACTTTTCAGGATCAGTATCGCGTTGTAGTTTCTTCACATCACTCTTAAATCTTGATAACTTACTTGTCTTACCTTGCATTTGCCATATCTTCTCTAACACAAGAGCAAATACCTGTTGAACTGGTTTCATGACCTGATTTGTAATATAAAACGAGTAGTCTATCTTAAGATTATTCTCTAGAATAAATGTTGGTGTTTCAATCTTTTCACCTTGAAGGGCTGTGCGACTTGGATTATGAATATAGACATATGGAATGCGGTCACCAGATGCTGGTTTATTTCCAGGGTCTCGTGCGGTCATTCTATCTGCAAGAACCTTGTGTGCAATCTGTTGTGGATTTTTGTAATCAGAACGTATAGACTTACTGATAATAAGTTTATCCATAGAATACTTCTCATCTACTAAGTTTTGTATAGACGACTGCAGGAAATCAACCGCCTTCTTTATGTCTTGTTCTTTCATGAGAATGTCAATGATGCCTCCATATATGTCTTTTACAATAGGTGCATTATCTCGTCGCTTTAATACAATTCCCATCTCTTTACGGTTACCTTTATTTGGGTCTTCTTCGTATAGCATACCAACATATCTCTTCTTACTGAGTAGGCAGAAGGGCATGAATGTTTTCTCATACTCTAAGTCGTGTGGTTTCTTTAAGAACTTGGTTGCCATTTCACCTGCCTTCTTGGCAAGTTCAATAGTAATTTCTAATGCCTTTTTTCCACGGATTGGCGTTCCATCTAATTCTTCTAGATTGAAAGTAAAGAATACACTATCTGTGTCGCCATACACATACTCTGCTTTACTATGAACCTTACCATAATTGGCAGTATCCATAATTGCATCTCCGTAAACTTCTTCAATAACACGCTGTGCATAAGTCAACAACTTTCTACCAGTAGCAGTTGTAGATGCTGCAATATCCTTTTCGTAAAACGTGCTTGTTCTTGCACCACATTGACCATATAACGAGTTAGCAGTAACCTTATAGGCAAGTTGACGCTTATCAAGAACATTTTTCATAAAGTCATCCGTTTGCTCAGGAATAAGTTTACGAGTTGATTTACGAGCCTTCAAAAGCTCTTGCAAGATAGACGGCATAATAGCTTTGCCGTTAGGAAACTGAGCAAAACGACATATCTTACTACCAACCTTTGTCTTTACTTTTGCAGCACCAGGCTTTGGTGAAAGATACTGATATGTATCGTATGAAACGTTTACATATTCATACCCAGGCAAGTTATCGTAAATAAATGTATCATTATCGCCTTCGGCAGTTTCGCCAACAACTTCAACTAGTTTTCCATTTAAGTCATACTCTTTTGTCCACACCTTGCTGTCATGTGATAAGTTTTCACTAATCATGGAAGACGGATACAGAGATGCATAGTCAACACATGCAACTGGATTATCCAGATACAAATCACTCTTGGGGTCAAGAACAATAGCACCCTCATAACCACCATCATTTGTTTTCTTAGGTATGTCTGGTATAAGCATATCATTTTCACGACATTTCTTACCAACATAACTTGTTAGCTTAATACCCTGACCACGCAAGATAAGGAAACTAATAGGAACACTACAAATGTTTGCCATCTCAACAAGACCAGTGATAGCATCAACCTTGTTTAATAAGTATTGAACCAGGTTACAATCCTGAATACAGTATTTTGCAACGATAGCGCGGTCGTTTGCATCTCCTCGTGTTAAATTAAAGATGTCTTTTGGTGTAACATCATCTTTTGCAAGTGCCCATCGAACCTTCTTATTCATGTCAGGTGATACTTTTGCATCTAATACAAAAGATTTATTAGATATGTCAATGGATTTTACCTTAAACTTGGCACCTGCTTCATAGTAGTCAGTAGAATGTCCAATCTCTTCAAAATGAATATAACTACCTACAAGAAGACCCGTCATATTTTTTGTTGTAATGGTTGTTTCTTCCGTTCCAGTATCATTCGTCTGATATTTTAAATCTTTCACATAATCACCAATAAAGTGACCAGCAACATAGTCTAGTTTATATGAAACAAGGTTCTCTTCTCTACGGAAATGGTTATACAAGTCTAGTTGAATACGTCCAGGCATCTTGATATAACCCAAATCGTGCGTTCCACTTGCTAACGTAATACTACTGTGTTCAATATCATATTTACCAGTATTATCATCAAGAGTTCCACACATATGGTCTTTCAACTTTGATATTTCTATAAACTTCGCAGCACAGTTTGTTTCTTGTGCACGTAAGAACATAAAGTTATAATCAAAACCAAATATGTTGTATCCAATAATAACATCTGGATTTTCCCGTATAACAAGGTCTCGCCATGCAAGTAAGACTTCTTGTTCAGTATTGTAACTTTCAATATCAGTATTTTCAATACCCAAGTCAGCACATGTGTCTAGCACAATACAATGATTATAGTGTGGTTTCTTTTCACCATATGTAAGAAACGTAGAACCGATAAAGGTGACTTTATCGCCTTCAACTGGAGGTAAATACATACCAAATACCTCAGTCAAATGATTTATTTTAAGCTCGCGTGGAGTTGTTTGTGACTGAATAAGTGCAGATATACCTGTTTTGTTTGCATTTTTAAAAGATTTACTTCCAGACCCGGAAATATTTACACGTTTTACTCCAGAATAGTTTTGTTTTGTTTTAAGTTTAGGTTTATCATCATCTTCATAATCTTCCTCGTCTTTTTCTTCACTACATCCTCCATAATTTCCGGCGCCTTCGCCATCATCTCCTCCTCTTTTATACGCGTTTTCAAACGATTTTAGTAACGTATTTTCACTGCTAACTGGAACATGAGTAATATCCTCAATCATATGCGACATAATATTTTTTATGGAGGTCTTTACCTTTTTTTCAGTAGGAGATTTTTTTGGATAAATTGTATCAATATAAGTGGTAAACATTTTCTGAATAAGAACTTTATCATCTTCATCATCATATTCAATATTCTCTTTTGTAAGCATACCAAACGCTTGTAAAACCGAATAACGAATAATTTCTTCTGGGTCAAGTTCAATATCATCCATTTTTCTCATAATATCAATAATATTTGTAGATAATTTTTTGTATGTTTTAATTGGGATAGGAAAATCACCATGACTACTGCTGGCTTCAATATCAAAACTCATTATTTTCAAAGGGATACGGTCTTCCTTCTCGCGCAAAGGTATAATATCTTTGTATAGGATTTCAAACTCAAAATCACAATATGTAGTTTTTTCGAACTCAGATATAGAGACAGTTTTGGATTTTGGCATTCCAATCCAACCAGATGGGCTCATATCTAATATATGAAAGAACCTTAGTAGGGGAGGAATAAACGATTCATAAATCTCTGTCTTGCATGGGGTTCCAAGTATAGATATGTAATAACCATCTGCCAGCAAACGACGCTCATCATCATACCATATGTTTTTTGCTTTATTCATTGCCTGAATATTTTCAAAGTTGATTTGAATAAATGTATTTTTCTTACCTGCGTCAAATCCGTATAGTTTTTTGTGTCTTACAATCTTTGTTGAAACAATATTGTTTTGATGATACTTGCCAACTTGTTGTCTTAGGTGATTATGAAACATCATTTTCTCGCGTTCACCCCATTTATCGGATACTTTTATGTAGAAGAATGGCTTGAAATCACTGACAGTAATAGAGCACGACTGTCCCTCTGCATTTTTACCAAACATTTGAACTGTAAATGTCTTTTGTGGAGGAGGCTTGTATTTTCGTTTTCCATCTTCCGAGTTATCACTTTCACTCTCCGCATCCTCTATCTTATTATAGAGATGAAAGTCAAATATTCTGAACTCATAGTTATCGCTTGTCATAGTTTGGTGTACTATAGAAGTATTTAGATTATTTACGTAAGTTAACTTACTCAAATAGATTGTTAGAATACACCAAACTATAATTATTTATTCAATTTATAATGAATATAAAGAACCAACTTACTTATGTTTCTTAGTATTTTTTTTTCCATGACGTCTCTTTTTGTGGGTCTTTTTGTGGTGTCTTTTTCTTTTGCGAGTTTTTCCTCCGCCACTACTACCACAACTTAATTTTGACGAAATTAGTTTTTTATCCGCTTCATCTCTTTTACATACTTCTTCTTGAACCATTTCTCTTGTTAATTGTCCTCTTCCTGTAACATTTGTTTTGTCATAACCAAACTTTTTTCTTATTTCATTCACATAATCAACATCATTAAACTCTAAGACTAGACGTTGTTCTAACCATTTTTCATATTTTTGACCGCGTATACGATCAACTCCCACCAATAAATCAAAAATTCCACCCCCGGATTGAGCACCACATGTTTCCTTCGCCCATGCTTCTAGTAATGCAATATCTCTCTCTCCATTGTATTCAGTTGCTTTTCCATTAAATATATGACGAAATGATGGAAATCCAGAAGGTTCTCCTCCAAGATGGCCTAACATTTCAGTAGATAGCTCGGAAAGACCAGATTGTTCAATTGCAAATACAACGCACTTATCACTGTTACTCATTTTCTTTTCAAAAGCTTCCCAATCTTTATAAGAACGTTTACAGTGACCACAATCACGCCAGTAGATAAATAAATAAATGTGTGTTTTTCCAGAGTTTACATGTTTACTAAGTTCTTCTAATTTATTATCGCTTAATTTATTATCATTACTTATTCTGTTAATTGCCTCTAATTGTGGTTCATCAATATTTGCACCTGCAATAGACGTAAAAAATCCCATACCTTAAAATATCTATATAGTACGAAAATATAAATATTTTATAACACACTAGTATATATAAGAAACTCATTATTTATAATATGGACGCTTCGTTATCATTTAGACTATTCATTATTGCAATCGCATTTATGTTGGGTATATATTTTTGTGTTAAACCTCCAACTGAAGATATAGAAGGATTTGAGGAGAATGACGACGATAAAACAATTACTCTATCTACTGACGAAAAATGCCCAAATCTTTTAATTCAAGAAGATGGTGGAATTAGTTTATTAAGTACTGAAGAAAAACGCGTGCCAGGTGTCAACCCAATGCGTTTCAATAATTTAGAAGAATATGTTGAGTTTATAAAATGGCAACGTTCACAAGGGGTCAACTGTCCAGTCTTGTTTCTTCAAAAAACAGAAGATGCCCAAGGTACAGTAAGTTATCGTGCAAGACCTGACATTGAAAATCCTCAGGGAGGACTTTGTTCAACATCATTAGATGATATAAAGAAACGATGTGAAACAATGCCAGTAAAACCAGATTTAGATAATTTAAATCTAGGAATAAATAACACGCCATACTTTATGTCGGGATGTGGTGATGTGACCGGCGAAGTTGCATTAAATACTGGTCCACATGAAACAAAGTTTGTTGATGCTCATCGAAATGATATGCCATATAATAATAATTCTATGCCTTCTTTTGACCCGACTAGTTTTTATCAAGGAACAATAACACCTATTGACAAAACGGCACAATTAGAGAAACAACAAGATAAAAGTCCTAATGCAATGGACCCCAATTGGGGAGGTAAACAGTACACACGTTCACTTATTGATCAAGGAGACTATGATGGAGATATGCGTAAAATAGGAGACCAAAATGATCCGTCTACTATCATACAAAATTAATATATATTTGGTTACATATGTAACGGAATATGTATTGTAAATACGTGTTATATAATTATTTACCATCGATATAATTTCTGCAGTTTTTAATACTTTCAAGAGCACCCTCGTAAAAATATAACGGTAATCCAACAAGATGTAAAGCATTATGTATATTGTTAGCATCTACATCTATAAGACCTGTAAGCGATTTTAATCTAATTAATTCAAATAATTCTTCGGAATTATCAAGTAAATCTTCATAATCTTTACGGTATCTATTTACACGAAGTTCATCGTCTAATTTATCAAGAATAGATTCTACATGTTCTACTACATTTTTTGTTTGACGGCCACCTCCTTCAAAACCCTCCTGTTCAACCCTGCTATTATTTGCAATATCTTGTAAAAATGTTGCTTCTAAATTATTTGATATAAAATAGATGTATATCACCACTATAAAAAATGCAAACAGTAATAGTATTTTAACATTATCACTCAACATAAGTATTCAAATATATATCTTAATTGTGTATAATATATAGTAAGATAGTATAAAATACTGTAGAATACTATATATTATCTATGTCATGGTATATTTTGTATTATTAAATATTCTCTAATTCAATTGCTTTTATTGACTTTACTGCACCATGTAAAGCATACAAAGATTGTGATATATTTTTACATTTTGAAACAATTTTATCATCATCATCTTTATCTGGGTCAATTGATTTAAGATCAAGTAAAACGGCTAATTGTAGACCTTCTAAATAATCTTTGGATAGGGATAAAAGTCGTTTATAATCATCCTTGTACTTTTCAACACGAAGTTCGTCTTTGACATCAGTTGCATCACTAGATACTTTGTTATTAAGTCTATCAATATTTCCTTCTGACGCATCAAATCCTTCTCGTGTAGTTGTTTTTATTCCCATTGAACCTAAATATCCAGACAATAAAGATGCTGAAATTATAAAGATTGCAAATGCAAAAATAGTATAAAGAATATCATTATTAGAAAACATATTTTATATCGTGTATATGATACATGAATATAAAATAAATTACATTATAACCTAGATATGGTGACAAGTAACATAATAATTCTTTCTATCTATGACGTACTTTCTTGACACAACAAAAACTTTACGATATTACTACATGCTGTTTTACTTATTTTACGTGATTTTCCATTTGAAAGTGTTGTAGTAAGGGTGTTTAAACATTCGGGATCAGTTTGAATATCTGTTATAAGTCTTGGAATAGAGAGATGTTTTTGCATAATAACTTCTGCAGTGGAAGAACTTACACTTGGTATCTGTGATAACATAATAACACCTATATTTTTAGTCGTAATATTGTCTTTCTTTTTTTGTCGAATTACAGATGCATAACTTGGTGTTGGCATTTCATTATTCTCTTTTGAATTATCAATTATTCCACTTTCTGATGTAGTGATAGGTGTTTTGTAAAACATGCTTTTTTTGCTATCTGCTATTTTTCGAGCCGTTAACATAATAAAATCGGCGGTGTCAGACGGAGATTGCGTTCTGATAACTGAGTATCCTTTGTAAAGCAACATAGAAATCATAGCTGTGTAAAGAGTTGGTTTATTTAATACTGTTCCGCCAAATCCACTAGATGACTGACTTAGACCTTCAGTCATTTTTCCCTCAATTATGTAGACAATATTATGATTGTGACTAGGGAGAGAAGATAAACGCAATGATTGTTCCCGGTAACGACCATCTTTTATACTTGCTGATAAATCAGCAACTGTTTTTCGTTCTATATAAACACATTCTGTTTCATCTAAAGATTTAATTATAATATCTGCAACATCAAGACTTTCTGAATGAAAATTGATATGTTCAAATAATTTATTTGTATTACTTAATTTTTGACACTGTTCTTTTAAATAATGTTCTCTGCAATCTATGTAAATAGACATTATTTACATACACTACTATATTCTCTATATTAAAACTGTATTATCTATAAATTATAGAAGGATTTTGGGTTAATGAGCTTATTTTTGAACTTTGGAAGGATCTTTGCAGCAATCTCCGGAAACACGGGGAGCTATTTGGCTAGTAGGGATATGGGAATAAAGAGAGAAATTAATAAGACCGGCTTTCTTATCTCCACCAAGAGAACCACCACTCTGGGGTCCACGGTTAGTAATACTTGATTTGTATGCACTAAATCTAGCACTTGGCATATTATATACTATATAAACAAAATAATCCTAATTTATAGAGATACTAAGTAAATTGAAAATCAAATCCTAAATGCCTATTTATCATATTACGATAGTTACATAAAGAGTATTATTAAATACAATTATTGTTAAAGATGTCCGCACTCACAACTAGTAAAATCGATAGTGACACATATAAACAGATTATTAATGATGAAGATGTTATGAAAATATCAGACAATCTTGTCTTTAATCCGTATAACTCAATAAATAAAGAGATTACAGAGGACGAAGTAAAAGGTATCTTAACTGCATATGGATTACCTCCAATTGTTCATAATATGGAACTCTATTTACGAGCTTTCGTTCATAGGTCGTATACAAAACGACCGCATCTTGAAAATGTTGAAAATAATGTTATTATTGTAGACAGACCACATGATTGTCTACCACTAAAAACAAAATCTAACGAACGCCAAGAGTTTCTTGGAGATGGTGTGTTAGAGTGTATTACAAAATATTTATTGTATAGACGTTTTCCTAAGGAAAATGAAGGGTTTATGACAGAGAAAAAGATTGCAATTGTAAAAAATGAATCTATCGGTCGTATTGCATACGAAATGGGTCTACATAAATGGATTATTCTTTCAAGAAATGCAGAGGAAAAGAAAACTCGAACAAACTTGAAAAAATTAGGGTGTTTATTTGAATCATTTATTGGTGCATTATTCCTAGATTTTAATAAAATCTCGGTCAATGACCAAGAGGGCTGGTTTCAAAATGTATTTGTTACTGGACCTGGTTTTCAAATGGCACAAAAGTTTGTAGAAAATATATTTGAACGTCATATTGATTGGGTTGAACTGATTAAAAATGATGATAACTATAAGAATATCCTACAAGTAAAGATACAAAAGGAGTTCAAGGTTACACCCCATTATGTGGAATTACATGTAACAGAAGAAGATGGTTATCACATGGGCGTGTTTCTTTGTATTGGCGATGAACTATACAATATGAATGTATCCACTGCATTCCCATATGAACAATTTGGTAGTTTTGAAGCGATTACAAAATACTTGCAGGATAATCCAAAAGTTCTTGTATTCCTCGGAGAAGGAACTCATAAAATTAAAAAGAAGGCCGAACAGTCCGCATGTAGTGATGTAATCAAAAAAATAGGCGAGAATTAATAGGTCTATTCTTTATTTAAAACTTATATGTGTATTATATATATGTCTTTAGAACAGATAAAAGAACAATTAAAACGAAAGCCTCGTGCTACAAAATATTCAGAAGTATTTGTAAATATAGAGGTTGCACGTGAACAAGGTAATGATGGTTCAGACTTAATTGTAGATAGAGAAGATATTATGAAACGATTGAAAAAGAGGGGTCTTGTAAAAGTGGTTGAACAAGGCGAACAACCCTCTTTTTCTCGTGAAGATATTCTAGACGATGAAGAGGAATTAAATAACGCTTCTTCCGCTAAAAAGGATATGATGAAACGTCTAACAAGTAAAAAACGTATTGAATTAAAAGACGTTACACAACTAAAGGGAGACGATGAACATCGTGATATTACACAATCAACAGTTCGAAAAACTAACCCGCTTGTTAAAGGTGTAGCTGAATTGCCTATTGAAAAATGGGTAGATGTTAAAAATCAACCAGTTATTGATAGACTTCCTCCTCCATTACCTATGCCAACTTTACGAGTGTCTGGGTTCTATTTGAATAATCGTAAAAAGTTTGTCAACTTCATTAATTCTTATTTTAAAGAGTATCGTGAAGAGATATTAAACGACGAGATTTCGATTAGTTGTGACGACATTGGTAAAGATGATAATCCTGAGTTTAAACTACTTATCCATCAAAGAATTGTTCGCGACTATTTGAACCTTTATAGTCCATACAGAGGATTGTTATTATATCATGGTCTTGGTAGTGGTAAAACATGTTCATCTATTGCTATTGCCGAAGGTATGAAAAGTTCGAAAAAGGTTATTATTATGACGCCTGCATCTTTGAAACGAAATTACATTGAAGAAATCAAAAAATGTGGAGATACATTATACAAAAAAGAACAATATTGGGAATGGGTTCCACTTAACGCAAACTCAAATACCCTAGATACTCTTTCTACTGCACTAGGCATTACAGTGGCTTATCTAAAAAAGAAAAAGGGTGTTTGGATGGTTGACCATAAAAAAGATAATAACTTAGACAAATTATCTGCAAAACAGATTATGTCTATTGACGAACAATTAGATGAAATGATAAAAACAAAATATCAGTTTATTAACTACAATGGCCTTCGTCGTGAAAAGTTAAAGTCTATGACAGATAATTATAAAAATAATATTTTTGATCATTCCGTTGTTGTTATTGATGAAGTTCATAACTTTATTAGTCGTATATCAAACAAAATTGACAAGGAAAAACCAGTCAATCACGATAAAGATGGTGACCCTGAAAAGTTCCCTATCTCTCTAGCACTTGTTCTTTATGAAATGTTAATGAATGCAGAAGATATTCGCATTGTTTTCTTGACCGGCACCCCCATTATTAATTACCCAAATGAAATTGGTATTTTATATAATATGTTGAGAGGTTACATTAAGACATGGAACTTTACACTCAAAACCAATGAGGGATATAATACTGTAAAAAGTAAACTAGAAAACGTTATTGGTCGTGATAGACATATGGATTATTTCGAATATTCTAAAAATAATGTGTTAAGTATTACGAGAAACCCACTAGGATTTGAAAGAAGTAGTGTGAAAGGTCAATATGTTGGTGTAAAAGATACTATAACAAACGAACGAGGAGAAATTAGTGATGAAGATTTCAAACGTCGTATCATGAGTATTCTTGAAAATAATGATTTGCAAGTTGAACGTGGAACGGTAAAAATTAATGTATATAAAGCACTTCCTGATACACTAAAAGAGTTTGAAACTATGTTTCTTGGTGACAATGGCATTGTAAAAAATGCAGATTTGTTTAAAAAGCGTATTCTTGGTCTTACTTCTTATTTTAGAAGTGCACAAGAAGGACTATTACCAAGATATGAACCTATCTCAGATTTTAAGGTGATAAAAATACCTATGAGCGAATATCAAATCGGTCTTTATGAAACGGCGCGTTCTGCTGAACGTAAAGAAGACTTAAAGCGTCGTTCAAAAAAAGCAGGAGTAGATAAAGATGGTCTATACGCTGAACCTACATCGTCTTATCGTATTTTCTCTCGCTTATACTGTAATTTTGTTATGCCAAATCCACCAGGAAGACCTTTACCAAATGATGGTAACATGGGCGACTCCTACCGCAAAACATTGGCAGAAACTGATAAGAAAGGAAGCAATGACCTTGAAGAAACAGAAGGAAATGATATTGAAGGTGATGTTATGATTAGTAAAAATGCAGACTCAACATATAATGAACGTATACAAGGGGCAATTAAATACCTAAAAGAGCATGAAAATGAAGTATTTTCTAGAGAAGCTCTTGAGATATATAGTCCTAAGTTCTTACATATTCTTGAAAATATAACAGATAAGGAACATGTGGGGCTTCATCTTCTTTATAGTCAGTTTAGAACATTAGAAGGAATTGGATTATTCAAAATGGTTTTAGATTATAACGGATATACACAATTTAAAATTAAAAAGGGTTCTGACGGTGTATGGCATCTTGATATTGCAGAGGAAGATAGAGGTAAACCAACCTATGCTCTTTATACTGGAACAGAAAGTAGCGAAGAAAAGGAGATTATTCGTAATATTTATAACAGTAATTGGGACCCTAACTTGCCTATTACGCAAACTTTACGCGAAATCGCAAACAATAATCACATGGGTGAAATTATTAAAGTCCTAATGATTACAGCATCTGGGTCTGAAGGTATTAACTTGAGAAGCACTCGCTATGTTCATATTATGGAGCCATATTGGCATCCTACACGTAAAGACCAAGTAATTGGTCGTGCTCGTCGTATTTGTAGTCATAAAGCTCTTCCAGAAGAGTATCAGGATGTCACGGTATTTTTGTATTTAATGACTATTACTCCTGAACAAGAGGCCGATATTTCAAAAGATACCAAATTACACGATAAAAGTAAACTAAAATATCCAACTGATGGGGAAAATAGTAAGATGGAATACCGACTAGTAACTAGCGATGAAGCATTATTTGAAATTTCAACAATAAAAGAGCGTATTACATCTAATATAACTCGTGTAATTAAAGAGGCTGCTATCGATTGTGCAACTTATTCTCGTCGTGGAAATAAAGAACAGTTAGAGTGCGTTCAATACGGGGAACCTCGTGTTAGTGAAATAAGTTTTACACCTGATATTGCAAAGCAACCAACAGGAGCTTTTGAAAATAAAAATAAAATTACCAAGAAATGGGAAGGTCGACCTTATTATTATGAAGGAAAAACATATATTCATCGTCAAATGGGACCAGATAATGCCAATCTTTATGATGCTGAAAGTTATTACCAATCGTTAGAAAATCCAAATATAGAACCACAACTCATTGCAACTGAAGAGAAAAAAGGAAATAAATATATTGTTAAATCTGTTATGTAAATAAAACTAAATGATAGACAAAATATAATTCATCTTTATAAATTATATTTTATGTAAATTATTCACATTTTGCGTGCATAATAGGATGCCATTTATCAATAATATCCGTGCTTGATGTTTGAAATAGACCAGGAATAATCGCGTGTATGATTGCTTTTCCTGAACCAAAAATAAAATCAGATGATATAACGAGCGAACGTTGTAAATGTTCAAAATAACCAATATTATTCTCTCTAAGATGAAATAAAAAATATTCTTCTATAAAGTTTAAAATAAACATTTTATATTATGATAAATAAATATTTTAATCTTGTGACAAATCGTCTTGATTATTTTGTTCTTCATTTTGAGTTTCATTTATGTTTTCACTATTTGTTGGCGTGTCATTATTATCACTAGTTGTAGTTGATTGTTGTTCAGTTTGTAATGGAGTCCCCGACACTAAATCTACAGTAGTTTCAAGTGATAAAGGCGCTAGACCAACACGTGGTATAAGATGTGACCATGATATGCTATTTCCGTCGCTTGAAATATTATTGGATAATGACTGTAGTAATATATCCGCAAAGCCGTTTTCAATATTTGTATCATTATTATTTGTGGTTTGAGTTGGATTTGTTGATGATGGTGTAGTATCTGTACTTGGATTTGTTTCTGTATTTGTATTTGTATTATAATCCCGTATATCATAACGACATACAGGGCAACGAACATTTGAACGAAACCAACTGTGTAAATGTGTTGGATTAAATATATGACCACAGTGTCTTATCTGTAAAACAAAATGATTAGCAGTAAATGGTTCCATTGTGATTGGACAAGATGTATTGCGTGGTTCACTAATTGCCTGAAATATGTGAGTTTCTGTAGCACGTTCTATCTGTTCAGCACTGGGAAAAACTGGAACATTACTAAAAAAAGAGTTAGTTGCTCCTCGTCCAGTTAAGTTTTGATTAATTGGGAATAATGTCTCAAAACTCATTAATACATTTCCGTTATTTCTTGTATTTGTATTTGTTCTATTCAATAATCCTGTCCCAGTATTTGGTGTTGGAACAGATGGTATTTGAAAAGACGGTGGCACCAAAGGATTTGTTTCTTGCACTGGTGATCTATTTCTGTTTTCTCGTGGTTGAGTTCGTTGTCTTAATGGTGGAGGAGGACGATTTTGTTCAAGTCTTTCTCTAAACACATTTCTAACTTCTCTTCTAGGCATTCGATTATATCGTCTATTTGGCTGTCGTTGAGGGGCAGGAGGACGGGGATTATGAATGGTTGATGGGATTTCTGAAGGGGCAGGTGAAGCAGACGTATCAGGTATGGGTTGACTTTCAAGTGTATCTCCTTCGTTATCATTTTGTAAATATGTATCATCTATAACATTTCTCATATTTCGAATAATATTATTCTGTTGTCTTATTAATTGTGTATTTGTGTTTGTAATAATAGTCATTACATCAATGTAGTTCTCAACAATTTGAAGAGAATGATCATGTGGTGTTAATCTATTAGAATTGTTCGCTCTAGACATAGCATGGATAAAGATTTTATTTTTATGTTATGAACATATTATACGTGAACGACTTAAATATATAAACATCTATTATATATTTAATAAGAATAATATCATAAAGATTTCAAATGCCGAATATAAAACAAGAACTTGAAAAGGGACTAACCGGATTAGCTAATCTTGGGAACACATGTTTTATTAATACATGCATTCAAATATTATCACATACACATGAATTAAATAATGTTCTTGACAGTGATAAATATGAAATGCATCTTAAAAATAGTGCTGACGGAATTCTTATCCGTGAGTGGAATACTTTACGTAAGCTTATGTGGTCACAAAATTGTGTTATTGAACCAAGTAGATTTATACAAATTGTTCAAGGGGTAGCAAAGCATAAGGGGCAGGAATTATTTACTGGTTACTCGCAGAATGATGTATCCGAGTTTCTTCTTTTTGTAGTCGACTGTTTTCATAATTCATTATCTAGACCAGTTACTATGAATATTAAAGGAAAAAGTAAAACTGGAACAGATGATCTTGCAGTAGTTGTATATAATAAGATTAAAAATATGTATGCAAAGGAATATTCAGAAATATGGAATATGTTTTATGGTATGCATGTATCTGAATTGGTTTCTATAGATGGACAAACTATTTTATCACAAACACCTGAACCTTTTTTTAATATTAGTTTATCTATTCCTACAGACTTGAAACAACCTACACTAAGTGATTGTTTTGAGAATTATGTTAGAGGTGAAGTATTATCTGGTGATAATGCATGGTATAATGAAAAAACAAAAGAAAAACAAGATGTAATCAAACGTATTAGATATTGGGGCTTTCCAAACATTTTATGTATTGACTTTAAACGAATTGATGCAACAAATAAGAAAAGACATACAATAATTGATTTTCCACTGGATAATTTGTCAATGGAAAAATATGTATTGGGATATAATGCAAAGAGTTATGTATATGAATTATATGGTGTATGTAATCATCATGGAAGTGCATTAGGTGGACATTACACTGCATTTATAAAGGGTAAAACTGGTAAATGGTATGAGTTTAACGATACTAGAATTACTATGTTAAGTAGTGATGAACATATTGTTTCTCCAACCGCATATTGTCTATTTTATAGAAAAAAATCCAATGTATAATATATAGTTTAACCATTAACAAATATGAGTACTGACACAGATACCCTACCTCCCGAAATTCAACAATTGTATGGGAGTATTTCTCCGGACAATACTTCATCTTCGAGTAGTTCTGGTTCTAGTTCTAGTTCTGGTTCTGGTTCATCTAGCACACCTGATGCTGGTTCTGGACCAGATACGCCTGATTTATCATCTCTAGGGTCTTTTAACGAAAATCCATTTACGAATCCTCTTTATTTATCTGCTCTTATGGTTGGACTTGTTCTTGTTGTAACACTTATTGTTTATTTAGGAGGTACTGGTGACCAGAATAATCCTGGAACAGCAATTAGTTCAGGTTTAGACAGTTCATCTGGTCAATCTGGAAATAAAAATAGCACAATTCTAACTGTTCTATTTGTGCTCATAGCTATTATACTTATTTTATATGTAACACAATACATTCTTTATTATTATTTTAGTATTGATATTAGCACAACCTTAACAAATATGATGAATACAAATAAACAACCAGAGTTTGATGTAGTAATTAATAAAGAAACTCAACCTACCCCTATTCCACAACCTTCCAATGAAAATCAAGTATTTAATATCCGAGATAATGCATACACATACGAAGATGCTTCAATGATATGTCAAGCATTTGACGCAAAATTAGCAACATATCAGCAAGTTGAAGATTCTTATAAGAACGGAGGAGAGTGGTGCAATTATGGGTGGTCTGCCGATCAACTTGCTCTTTTTCCTACTCAACAATCAACTTACAATGAACTTCAAAAAACAAAAGACCATAAACATGACTGTGGACGTCCTGGAATAAACGGTGGATATATTGCTAATCCAAATGTACGTTTTGGTGTAAACTGTTACGGAAAAAAACCTGAAATGACAAGCGCAGATGAAGAACTTATGAAATTAGTCACTCCTTATCCTGAAACAGAACAAGAAAAAGAAGTAGATGAAACTGTTAATAAATGGAAAAATAATCTTGATGAGATACTAGTTTCACCATTTAACTATAATAAATGGAACGAATAATTCGTTTATATATATAATTCACAATTACACATATAAACTTTAATTACATATACAAACTTTATTTCTTTTTTCTTTTTTTTGTCGTCTTTTTATTAGAGCTCTTTTTTTTGTCGCTCTTTTTAGTCTTTTTATTACTAGTAACATTCTTCTTTTTAGGTTCTTCTTCGAGAGATGGCTCTATAAGTTGGGTATATTTTTTTTCTTCAATTATGACTGCGACCTGACGAGGAACCCGTTCTTCATAATTTGGTAATGGATTATGCATTGCACTTGCATGAAAATAACCAACTGGAAGACTTAAATGCATAAAGTCAGCATAATCTCTTTCAACTTTTTTACATGAATCTTTATCACATTTATTATCTGGATTTCGTAAAATATCTTGTAAGTTATAACAAACATTATCGTCACAAACTAATGCAGTTGTTTCAGTATATGTTTTTGTAGGCATTATATAATCAATTATGAAGTCTTCTTCTATATTATGTTACGAACTTATTTTGACTTTTCATTCGTATATCGTTTGATTTCCTGAACATATTTTGTTTCACGATTATCTTTAAGACGCTTAATAATAGCCTCGATAGCCGCAGGCTCTTTAATGGTGTTAGATAATATTTCTTCGACATATTTAAAAGTCAATGGTGATTGAACTTTTGAGGTATTAAACTTTAACTTACCATCAGTAATTTGTATCACAGCGTCTTTATAGTTATTTTCTTCTGCTTGTCCAAGCAACTCTTCTGTTATATCAGCCTTTTCATCGCGAAGTTGTTTAATCTTGTCATTATATACCTTTATTTGGTTATCTATCTGAACCCATCTTTTAATATTATTTTCAAAACTCATGAACTATATAATTACATATAAGATATATTTATATAGTTGTTTTTGTATTTATTTAACGACGACGTCTAAGAGACTTCTTGTGAGACTTCTTGCGGTGTCTACGGCTCTTCTTTCCATATATATGATTGGCTGCAAAAAGAACACCAGGGGCAGCAAGTTGGGACAAGACTAATCCTAAACTACCTCCCTTCTTCTTGTGGTGACGACGTTTTCCTCCTTTTGCGTGGCAACTGCTACCAGCCTTTTTATGACGACGGCTTCCAGCTTTTTTATGATGACGGCTTCCGGCTTTTTTATGACGACGGCTTCCAGCCTTCTTGTGAGACTTCTTATGGTGCTTCTTAGCGGTTTTACCTCCTTTACGAGTATGTCTAGCTTTACGTGTGTATGCCATATATATTACGTAAATATTAAAATGTACCTGACAAGAGGTCTTGCTTTTTATCTCTTAACATAATTACTACTATTACTAATATTGCTATTAAAAGTAACATAATAATAACCGTTACTCCTAAAAGTACGTAAATATATGGATTTAGAACATTAAATACCATCGTGATTATTGGTTCTAAAAATAACTTTAATTGATATTTCAAATCATCTCGTTTTAAAAGGTCAATACACTCTTGAATAATCGCACTATTTTTATCAGAAAGTTTTACCATTTATATAACAATTACCACTTAATAAATCCATAGGATTATTTGTTACTAAATAAACGCATATTTAGTCATTATAATAACTGCGTGTGTTTCAAATTATATTTTTCTTATGTAGAATTAATGAACGTTTATCAAGCAGATGATACTTTCCCATTCGATAAAATGGCGTTAGAGATGCCAATGGCAATGCCAAATAATAGTTATTTTACGTCTCTAACTATTGATGGTAAATCTATATATATTGAAACACCACAGATTAATACAAAACAAGGAATTGTAAAGGGCGCTAAAAAAACGACGTGTGATTTGTTATTTAGTACTTCTGAAACAGGCTTTATTAATTGGACAGAAACTTTAGAGTCGACCTGTCATGGTCTTGTCTATCTTAATTCTGGTGATTGGTTTCAAGAAAAATTAGAATACGACGATATTGAAAATGCATTTGCACCTTCTATGAAATCGTATAAGTCTGGCAAGTTTCAAGTGTGTCGTTGTAATGTTCCTACTAATCATCATACTGGTAATCCTATTACCAAAATATATGACGAGGGAGAAACTCTTATTCCTTGTTCCGATATTAACGAACAATCACAGCTTATTTGTATTGTTGAACTAAAAGGTATTCGTTTTACTACTAGAAGTTTTCAGATAGATTATGAATTGCGACAAGCCATGGTTATGGCGGTTGATACTGTTTTTGATAAATGTTTAATTAAAAAAGGTTCTCGACAACAAGAACCTACTCAAAAAATAGGCATCCCAATACCTAAGTTTATTCCACAACCACATAATAAGGAAGATACCACGGAGAATGATAACGAAGAAGCCGAGAAACACAAAGAACATGAGAAAGATAAAATAGATAGTACCGAAGTAACTGATACGCTTACACCTATTTTGGTTGATCAAGAAACCATAAATGAAGTTGTAAAATCACCCACATTATTAACTGAACATATATTTGACGATATAGAAAAGGAAACTTCAGCGACAAATGAGGATGTCCCTAATTTAGAGATAATAGATAAACAAGAAAACGAACCATTGAACCAAGAAAAAACTAATACGAATGAGTTAATCGCTACTCCCGAAGAAATTGTTATTAATAAAAAAAATAATGAAGATCTTGAAATATTAGATATGGATACTGCATTTGACATAACAAGTAATGATGAAAATACTATTATGGAAATTAAAAAACCCAATCAAGTTTATCATGAAATATATAAAAAGGCAAAAGAAAGAGCCAAAGAACTTAAACGCCAGGCAATTGAAGCGATTTTAGAAGCAAACTCGTTAAAAAATACATATATGCTAGATGGAATTGATGATAGTGATGAAGAAGATATGCAAAGTCTTAGCAGTGATAGTGATGAAGAACATGAACAAGTGGATTAATAATTTATGCGTATTGACATATAGAATATTTTTTCAAAATAGTATAGATTTAAAGTATTAAATATAAATAGTGCATCTGAAAATGACAAATTATTTACATATTGTTGTTACATTTATATGTGTATTATTTCTGTATATTCATATACAGTTTCAACTTTCCCCATCAGAAGAAAGACAAATATTTGTTATTGACCATCCAGTACATATACCAATTGAAGAAATATTTGAATTAAAACAACCCATTATAATGAAACTATTGCATGCGCATATTACCAATGAACTTACAAAAGAACAGGTATATAAGGAAGGCCAAAATATAGACATATATATATACGATAACTCACGCACAAATACGCATGCACATATATTATCGTCTGTAAGTGCTAGTCGTGCATTATTTGATACAGATGAAGAAGCTCGATATTACACAGAAAAAAATACCGAAAATATTTTAACATTACCATCAACAAGTATAATTAAAAAAATAAATGCAACCCATAACATCTTTACTCCTCCTCTTTGTAGTAAAGAAAAAACGGACGTGTTGTTTGGTTCGAATAATGTAACAACTATACCACAGCATAGTATTATGTTTAGAAATATTTTTACAGTGAGTACCGGAACAGTTGATGTGCGTTTAATTCATCCCGATGATATTGCAAAAAATAATATAACAACTAACAGTGACTATACAGATATGACATTTTTTACACAATCAGGTCTTGATTTGTGGAACAATGATAGTTCAGATATAATTAAAGCAACTGTTCATACAGGAGAAACTATTTCTATACCTCCATATTGGATATATTCTTTCAGATACAGAGAGAACGCGGTTATCGGTGCATCTAGTTTTAATTCATATCTTACCGAAATAGCAACTATCAAGCATACGTTATTATATTGGGCAACCAAGTTTACACGACCATCTAATGTTATTCATACATCTGTAACCGAACCCGAAACTGATAATCAAGACGAAATAAAAAATGAACAAGAAAATAACGAAGATGAAAATGAAGAAAATAACGAAGATGAAAATGAAGAAAATAATGAAGATGAAAATGAAGAAAATAACGAAGATGAACCCAATCAAGTTATTATTGATAAAGAAGACGATGTATCTGAACAACAACTTCAAAATAACGAAATAATTAACCACGAAGAACCTAGAATATCTACAAATAATCCTTATCCAGATGTAATGGTACCAATTGATGAATAAATAAATTGATACATTTATAATCAAAACAACGGTATACTATCATTATATAGTTTATATTATAGTATCCAGATAAACTGGTTTCGTTATGACAAATACAGATAATAATCCACTTGTTATTGCTATTGAAAATCGGAATTACGATTCATGGAGTATTCATCAAATGGAAACTATGCAACCAATACAGTTGGAAACAATTGAACCATCAAAATATAAATTATTTACTATGGACGTATTTCGTTTTGTAGAAGAAGGAAAACCGATTCAATTAGAAAGGTCTCCTGTAAGATCTAATCCATATATATCAGGTGTTCTCATTTTAAAAAATAACAAAACATATGGAAGACATGCAAAGAATGGAAAACTTTTATATAAATGTATTCCTGATGATAAAAGAATACCTATATTCCTTGTTCCTTACGAGATAAAAAATCTAGGGTTTAATAAAGCACTCACGAACCAATACGTGACCTTTAAGTTTGCTGACTGGGTCGACAAACATCCCATAGGTTCTCTTGTTGGAACAATTGGACCGGTTGATGCTCTTTCAAGTTATTTTGAATATCAACTTTACTGCAAAAGTCTAAATGCATCTATACAAAAGTTTACACGAGATACACAACGAAAAATAAAACTACAAACAGGTGGTAATAGTGAAGAAACCATAATTGAAAATATTATTAATGATATGACTGAATGTGGAAATGCACTTACCGATAGAACGACTGACTTTATATTCTCAATTGACCCAAATGAAAGTGCGGATTTTGACGACGCAATGTCATGCCAAATATTTCAAGAAAAAGCAACAGACACTATGTTTAATAAAACAGTTGACGAACAGTATATTGGCAAAACTGTATATCGTCTCAGTATTTATATTTCAAACGTCACATTGTTGCTTGACAACTTAGGTGTGTGGAAATCATTCTCAGACAGAGTTTCTACTATATACCTTCCTGATAGAAAACGACCTATGTTACCAACAATATTGTCCGATGGTTTATGTAGTCTTGTTCAAGAAAAAACACGTCTTGCTTTTGTTATGGATATATTTATTGTTGAAGGGTTTGTATTAGATATTCAATATAAAAATGCCAAAATACGGGTAGCACATAACTATCGATATGAAGATAAAAAATTAAAAAAATGTAAACACTATGAACTTGCATTAGAAAATGTTCATAAAATGCAAAAATATCATGCGTTTATACCCAATATTCGCGATAGTCATGACATAATAACTTATCTTATGGTTTTCATGAATTATCATACTGCAAAGATAACGATCCCACATAGAAACGGTATCTTTCGAAATGTAATTGCTGATGTTCCTCCGCCTACACCTATTCCAGATACAATAGACCAAGATGTTCTTGTATTCTTTAAAACATGGAATAACACTTCCGCACAATATCTTGATTTATCTGTTATAGATGAAAGTGTAACACTTAGACATGATTTACTTGAGATGGATGCATATTTACATATTACATCTCCAATACGTAGACTTGTTGACTTATTAAACATGATACAAATACAAGAAAATATGGGTATTCAAACTCTTAGTCAACATGCAAAAGACTTTTATCAAGAATGGACAAGCAGAATAGAATACATTAATACAAGTATGCGTTCAATAAGAAAGGTTCAAAATGAATGCTCCCTTATTGCAACCGTGTTTGATAATCCAGAACTTATTAACTGCGAATATAAAGGATATGTGTTCGACCAAACTTATAGAGGTGGTATTTGGCAATATAATGTATATATACCAAAACTTAAATGGATGACAAAAATGACATCTTGTATTGAAATAGAAAATTATACAGAGAAATACTTTCGTTTACATAGATTTGAAGATGAAGATACGTGTAAAAGAAAAATAAGAGTATCCATGAGAGAAAAAGAAGAATAAATGTTACAACACATGAATGTATAATAATATAATTTATTAGTTTCTGTCTTTAATTTTGCATATTTCTATCATTTTCAGTGTGTTTAAAATATTTTTTATTTTACTACTATCGTCATCTTTTGTAATATACTCAATAAGTTTATCAACCTCTTTTTCGTTACAATCAATAACTTCATCACCCTCCTTTTCTTTACACTCGGAACTTGCATTTTCTTTTGTTAGTTTTGATTTTATCATTTCACGTACATCTTCTATAAACTCGTTCATACTAATAGTATAACATAGCCACGCTCTAAATAGCTTTAGATTATTGATTTTACTCATCGATACGGTCAAGAACTGGTAAACGTTGTTTTATTTTATCAAACTCTAAGATTAAACGATAAAACCCATAAGGAAACAATAAATGCCAAATCACATGACCAAACATTGTGTATTCTGAGCAGTAATTCTCTGAAACTATCCAACTTATTGCACCTAGACATGAAATAGTAAGATTTTTCAGACAAGGAACATCATATGTGTGTGCAACTCTAACAATCATAATAAGCGAACCTCCTACATAAATACCAAATACAGTTGGAAATAATATGTCATATTTTACTAATGTATTTGTAATAAGAAATATGTACATAAACAACGTGTTAAACCTATTTAAGTTGTTTCGTCTTGTTGAACGTTGATAATACATATTAATTAATGCCCATATTCCAAAATAATTTGCAAGAATCATTGATACCTCGTCTGCCTGTTTCCCAAACCATGATAATGTGTAATGATAATATGCACTAGCTACTCCATTAAAGGATAACATACATGCTACGTTATACAAAAGAGGGTATTGGGGAAATCCATAAACAAACGGAACAATCGAGATTGCAAAAGAAGTGACAGTATTCCATACTTCAGGAGCCTTGTTATCTTGAAGTCGTGATTCGCAAAAATTATGAATGAAACGCGTATCGTCATTATCATAAATAGTTGTTACTAATTTATTTGTCATATTTACTGTATGGTTCACAACTATTTCTCGATGGTCAGGAAACGTAAATAACCACCCAAAACTACTCATACCGACTGCCAATAAAAGGATTGAATACAAACTACTAGATTTCATAATTATATAATATGGTGTTTAGTGTTTAATTAAATATAGATATACTTTAAATTTGTATTATATTCAGTATTATCCGTGTCAACTAAACACATGTTACTTGTTAAGAAACCACGCACTCGAACAAACAAACTTTTAAAAAATATGAATACTTTATTTTCAATATCAGACAACGCAATGAAAACATACGGGATTTCTCCACAACTCGAAAGCGCTAACAGAAATATAATTTGCCAATATAACACATACTTAAATAAAAATATCACATTACATGAATTATCCAATGATAACGAACTTAGATTGTTTAGATTAATAAAAAGTAAAGTAGATGAAATGATGACCGACATGACATATCGTGTTGATAAACATAATTTTGTATACAATAATGGCCATGTTATTGATAATCGTGATAGAATGCGAATACGAATGATAATTGGAACTCTTAATACATATTATGCCAACTATAAAAATATTATTACAAATACAAAAGCGTCTATTTCTTTGGCGATAAAACCATACACACTGAACCTCGATGTTATTGGTTGTATAATTGATTTTCTATGAAATGTCTAATTAAATATACATATTTAAAGGCATTCGTTAATTAAATATCACAACATGTCAACTTATACTTGTGATGTATGTTCATTCTATACCGATAAGAATATAAAACTTATTGCACATCTTGCTACTGTAAAACATAAACAAAACTGTAGAAACAAGCCAGATATTACACCACCATCCGCAGTTCTACCCGTCTCTATTCCACCATCCACACATTGTGGACAAAAAAACGCACAACATAGAACACTTACACAGCAAGATATGACTATACGTTTATTTCCACAACCCCCACCTCCACCTCAATCTGTTTTTACTCTTTTAGAAATAAAAAATAACCAGGTTGTTTCTACGAAACAGGTTGATATTAGTAATTCGATTATTAAATTTGTATAAACTTAACAGAAAAGCATGAATTAACAGAAAAGCATGAAGGGAAATATATGCTTAAAACAAAACCATAAATTATATTTACAATGGATGACTTTCATTATAAATATAACCGATTTATCTTACCTCTATACGGAGAAAATAGAAACCCTGGACATGACGAAGAACTGTTAAACTCAAACCATACCCCACATGAATATTGTATTCGTGATAGAGTAGATATGACAGACCATGACGTATACAGTATTGACCCAGACGGTTGTGAAGACGCAGATGATGCCTTTAGTATTTACAAAGAAGACGAAAAGATATGTCTTGCTATTCATATTGCTGACCCTACGGAATATATCCAGTTAAACTCGCCATTATGGAAAGATATGGAAAAACGCGTGATAACCAGATACCCATCAAATAATCCTCCTATTCACATGATACCTCATGACATTATGGAAATGGCAAGTTTAATGGACAACCGTCACGGATGTATTAAACCTGCGGTTACAGTTACCACAGAAATAGACAAAGATACGTTCCGACCAATTGGACAAATTAAACTTCTTTTTACAAAAATCCGAGTAAGGCGAGAAAACTCCCTTTCATACAGTCAAGCAGCAAGAGAGTTTTATAAGAACACTACGATTGCTTTTTGTCTTAGAATATCAGAAGAATTACAAAAACTAAGAAAGAGAGAAACAAAGGCAGTTGTTCTCAACGAAGTCGCAAACTCTTATGTTCTATTTGATAACGATGAACCCGTTCTCTATGCCGACAGCCCCACTGAAAGACTAATGAAACATATGATTGCAGAGTTTGCTATTTTTGCAAACTCGTTTATAGGCGAATACTTAAAAATCAACTTTAAATCATCAGGATTATACAGAATATGTCCTGCAAAAGATTGGCTTCATACATTGGAAGACGATATGTCTGGACAAGAACTATTAAATGAAATCATCACAAATGGTATCAAGGCAGAATACATGTCAAGCGTTCAGTCACATGACTTAGTTGGTGCTCCAGAATATGTGCACTTTACATCACCTATTAGAAGGTTGACTGACTGTGTGTGCCACTATTTGTTAAAATATATACATCTTAAAACCACAAATAGTGACTTAGCTATTCCATTTACAGACAATCAGCTAGAAGAATACTCAACCACATGTTCTATATTATCAAAAAAAATGAAAAATAATCAATATACTGACACAAAGTTTCGCATGATACAACTCATAAATAGATTAATACCTACACAAGAAGTTAATTTACAATATTATGTTTCTAGTTATAAAAATGGATTTTTAAATATCATTATCAATAAACTGAATAATCATAGTATATACTTTTCATACACACTACGTATTCAGAATGTAAAAACGAATTATATTCTAAAACAACCATATGAAATTATGATAACATGCGCAAATGCACCTAATAAGTTTGACCAAGGAACGTTGCCGGAACTGGACAGTATATTTCTTTAACGTATTGTAAATCCAAATAAAAATACATCATAACCATTACATGATGTATTTTTATAATTTAATTATTTCATACCCGTTCCAGTCATCATGGAAATCGCTGTAGTCATAATTGTTTTTACAATGTTTTCTTCCTTTGGAGGAATAACATCTTTATAAATAGGCGCCTCATCATTGTTTTGAATTTTATCGAGATATAGCCTATCCATAACAAATAATTGGTGAAAGTTTGACACTATAGATAAATTATCTTTTTGGAAATAGTCTGGATACTTGTCAATAAATGATTTCACCGTGTCAGATGATAATTCGCGTATAGAAACACAATTATTTTCATACGGAATAAATATATCAACGACATCATCTCGCATCATTATCGTATAATATTCGACTTCGGTTACAATAATATTACGCAATTCAAACATAGGCGTTTCTTCTGAGACAGTTATATGAAATGGTCTGCTACACGTTGTTTTTATTTCAAATGTAATTTTCATTCTTATTCTTATATTAATTTCATGTTATACAATACACTATTTGTCATATTAATTATCAATTTATTATTTTGGTTTGGTCTTATTTAATAAGATGTCTTTTGGTAAAGTAGACGTTGTTTTATTTTCTATCTTTTTACCATTTTCATTTGACATATTTATAATAGCAGATTTTAATGAGTTTGATAACATCTTCTGACGGGTTGACATCATAATAAGAATAGACAAGTTCTTATAACGAGGTTTCATAAACTACTCTATATATAGTGCTAGATTATTTATTAAAATAATTTAAAGGAAGTGCCGTTCTTGCTATTATCGTGTCGACTTTTTGGGCGGGTGATACAAATTATGAAAGCTGTATTATTTATTCTTAATAAATAGTAATAATGGACAGTGGTCAATCAAAAAATGTAAGGTTTCATAACGTAGCAACGGTTGTTTTAATACCTTCTAGAAAAGATCTTGGAGACGAAGAAGGATTGATTACAAACGTCTGGTGGACCAAAGAAGAACTAAGGAAAATATTCTATCGTCTAAGATTTGAAGTAATCACCTATGCCCATGTCAAAAATGTGTCGTTTGAAGATGCTTCTAAAAAATTATATGGACTAAAATGGTAACAAAATACAAAACAGTAAATTGATTGTTTTCTATTTATTAACACAAAGTAATACAAAATAAATTAAATCATGGCTCCTGTCATAGTAATTATATTTGGTATAATTATTATCATGACATTTATTTCACTAGTAAATGAACAAGTAAGAAGTCCGCGGAGATAGTGGCATGTAAGTAAGACATATAATATAAAAGTATATAAGTGTATTTTTGATGTTATAATATATAATATATATATATATAGTATATATAGAATAGACATATAGTATCAACATGTCTGCAGGTGCAAAGGAGTTACTCATTACTAAGACAGATGACACCACTGTTACAATTACAGATTTAACAACTATTGCATCTAGTGCTGCTTATACCGGCCAAGTTGCAAAAGGTAATGTAAAATCAATCGTTATTGGGACAGATATTACAAGTATTGGTAATGATACATTTAAAGATTGTACTGAATTGCTCACCGCGACTATCGGCAATAAAGTCACGGCTATTGGTGTTAACGCATTTCAGAGTTGCACTAAATTAACTACCGTGACATTTACTGCCCCAGCATCAGGAGTCAGTTTAGCAACTACTATTGGTAATGGTGCATTTCGAAGTTGTTCCGCATTAAACAACGTCACGATACCTATCACAGTGACGAGTATTGGTGAATCTGCATTTCAAAGTTGTTCTGCATTAGCTACCTTGACATTTGCGGCAACGAGCACTTTGGCAACTATTAGTCAATTTGCATTTAGCAGCTGCACAGCATTAACGTCTGTGTCTATACCCGATAGCGTTACAACTCTTGCTAATGAGGTATTTAATGCTTGTTCTAATCTGGATACCGTGTTTATAGGTGATGGCGTCACGACTATTAATGCTAATACATTTAATATGTGTACTAAACTGCAATTTCTGACCATAGGTACTGGCGTCACGTCTATTAATGCTAGCGCATTTACAAGTGCTGGTTCTGGTCTAGCTTCTGGCACTGTTTTAAAGGTAAGAATGGGCAGTGCAGCACAAACTGCTTTAGGTCTTACATACGGCACTGGAGAAACATTTAGCGGTAGTGTTACAGCAACAATTGTTGTTGATACCGCAGTATTAATCATTACAAACGCAAGTGGTCTTGCTGCTGATGAAGTAGTTTCAAGTAAAACAAGTATTTCTGCTAGTGATTATACAACTACATCATCTGTTATAAAAACTATCAGTATTTGGCCGGAAATTACACAACTTAACGCAAATGCGTTTCAAGGTTGTACTGGATTGACCACCGTGAATTTTGCGATAACTAATACACTAGCAACTATTCAAGGGTTTGCATTTATTAGTTGCGGAGAATTAACGGGAATTGCTATACCTAATAGCGTGACATTTATTGGTGCTAATGCATTTAATAATTGTGCTAAATTAGCATCAGTGAGTTTACCTAGTAGCAATAGTAGCTTCATCACTCTTTCTGATCAGGTGTTTAGGAGTTGCGCTAAATTAACGTCAATTACTATACCTGCTAGCGTTACAACTATTGGTAATTCCGTATTTCTGGATGCTGGATTGACATCTGTGACTATACCTAATAGCGTTACAAGTCTTGGCACTGGTGTATTTAAAAACACTGACTTACAGTCAATGACTATAGGTAGTGGCATTTCGGCTCTTCCTGCTAACACATTTCAAGATTGTACATCATTACAGTCTGTGACTATACCTAGCACAATCACAAGTATTGGTAATAGCGCTTTTAATGGTTGTAACAATGCAAGCTTTACATCCTTGACTATACATACTGTCATTACAAGTATTGGTGACAGTGCATTTAAAGGTTGTTCTGGATTACAGACCATCACGTTTACGGCAACAAGCACTTTGGCAAGTATTGGTCTTGAAGCATTTTTAAATTGCACAGCATTAACGTCTGTAGATATACCTAATAGCGTTACAAGTCTTGGCACTGCTGTATTTTCGGGTTGCACTTCATTAGACACTGTGGTTATTGGTAGTGGACTCAAGAGTATAGGTGCTACTACATTTAATGGTTGTACTAAACTGAGACGCACTACGATAGGTGACAATGTCGGCGCTAATTCTGGTACTATTGCTGCCGACGCATTTACAAGTGCTGGTTCTGGTCTAGCTTCCGGAACTGTTTTACAGGTAAAAATATCAGCTACACCACTAGCTGCTTTAAATCTTAGCTACGGCGTTGGTGTAGCATTTCGTGGTGCTACAAATGTAACCATTGTTGCCGAGTTCGTAATACCAGCATCAGCCTGTTTCCCTGGAAACACTCCAGTTCAAACCGACCAGGGAATTGTTAATATAAGTGATATTTGTCCTGATAAACATACCATTCGTGGTAACAAGATTGAGACTATTATACAAAATACTGGTATTGAAGATTTTCTCATCTTGATTAAAAAGGATACTTTGTATCCTAACGTTCCTTCTCAAGATACATACGTTACATTTGATCACAATATTTTTGTTAATAAACAAAATATTCGCGCAGGTGCTTTAGAAATAAATGCACAGGAGTCTGGTATTCCTGACTTAATGAATAGAGTTTGTCAGGTTCCATACAATGGTGAGGTATTATACAATGTTCTACTTAAAGACGAGAAACATGATTACATGTGTGTAAACAACTTAATCGTTGAAACTATGAACCCTAAGAATATCTTTGCAAAATATTACTGTTACTTACAAAATAAGAAACAGGGTGAGAAAAATAGTGAGTTGGAAGAAGCCTATGAAAAATACTTGTCTACGTCTCGTGCTCTCGTAAAGAAACACAAGAGAAGCAGACTTACTAAAAAATAAATTGAAAATGTTAATATAATTACTGCTATATGCAAATAATTATATTACCCCGTTACAATTAATCATGGGACGATATTACGGAGGAGATATTGAAGGAAAGTTCTGGTTTGGCGTTCAGAATAGTTGTGATATTAGTAATCTTGTTGATATTGAATACACTATAGGACATATATGGAAAGCATGTGGATGCTCGGCTCGAACAGACGACAAGTTTTGTGAAGATTGCTACGAAAACTACGAGGAACACGTTTTGGCTGTTAAAGAAGAATATGATGATTACGAGGAAGGTGACTTACTGTATGAAGAAGGTAACGACGTGTACTATAATTTATACAAGGATTGGCATTATGATGAATTAACTGAAACTCTGGAACAACTTAAGTCTAAGATACCAGAGAAGGTAATGAACGAGTTTGATAAACTAGAAGAAAATGAAAAAATAATAAGTGCTTTCTCGGGATATTTCGACAGCGTATTTGAAGAGTACAATAAACTTAATTCCGAGGATAATGATGCTAACTCTAATCAGTCAATAAATAATAGTGCACAGTTTATAGCTAGGTATGTTATCGGACTTCAGATAAAATATTGTCTAGAAAAAAACGATATGTGTGCAGTGATCTGTGAATGTTGAAACTTTGGATGTTTTGGTATAAATGAAATATTGTTACGAATAATGGTTTATAATGTATTTTTGTGTATAATGTTCAGTGTTGGTCAGTGTGGGGTATTTTTTCAGGTCAAAAATTTTGTTTCAAAGTTTCTGTATATTTCATTTTGGACAATTTTTTTATTAGAAATTTGTCCTTTTTGAATTATGAAGAACTTTTAAAAACAGAAAAAAATATTTTCTTATGCAGTGGACCTGAAAAAATGCCCCACACTGACGACACCATAAAATTGAATTTCCAAAATTTCATTCTCCGAAATTCAGAGTTTTCATTTTGGACATTTTTTTTTTCTGGAGGCTTTCTCGATTTTATTGACACTGACGATATATTAATGATTTTATTAATACAATTTGTATTGTAAGTATCGAGACATAATGGATATACAATGGGTGCAAATAACACCATTGTAAAATATTGTAAAAATCTCTAAAAAATAGGTGTCACTTGCAACAATTTAGGAATGGTTTTAACCCGTAATATGGTTGTGTATACACCCTCCAAAATAATATTATATTACGTATTCGAAAACCAATACTTAATGCTGATAATATGCAACATTAATTTATAATACTACAATGATAATTAGTGACAAATGCACCCTATCAACATTGCTTTTTAACTACTTAAAAATATTATATTTATTCATATAAATGCCGAAAGAATATTTTTGTGAAGTTTGTAACTATAGGACAAATAGAAAATCATCATATGAGAAACATATTGTAAGTGCAAAACATCATATCAAAACTGCTAATATGATAAAAGAAACACATATACAAGCAGATGAAGAAGTAGATACACAACAACTAACATGTCGTTATTGTAGTAGAGTTTTATCCTCTATCAGAGGGAAAACCAAACATGAAAATAGATGTAAATACAAACCAGAAGATATAAACAAGAATGTTGGTGACTATGATGATGTAAAAATATCTACGACTGAGAACTTAGATAATAAAGTAAATGATGTAATAAGTTCAGACCTTTTAAAAAATGTTGTAGAACAGAACGCACAACTTATTAAACTATTAACGGAGACAAAAACACCCACAACTATTAATAATACAACAAATAACAGTAACACAACAAACTACAATACATTAAACTCAACAAACAACTTTAATCTTCAGGTTTTTCTCAATGAAGACTGTAAAGATGCGATGAACTTGATGGATTTTGTTAATTCATTAAAGTATAAAATAGAAGACTTAGAAAACACTGGTAAGTCGGGCTACGTAGAAGGTATAAGTAAACTCATGCTTGATGGATTAAAAGGTATGGAAATTACACAAAGACCAATTCATTGTACAGATATAAAACGAGATTCGGTATATGTGAAAGACAATGATGAATGGCAACGAGATAATAATAAGGACAAATTAACAAACGCAATTAAATATGTAGCGAATAATAATCTAAAAGTGTTACCAAAGTGGACTGATAAAAATCCACAACATAAAGATTTTGCATCAGAAACCCATCGCACTTACATGAAAATTGTAAATGAAGCTTCTGGTGGAGGGACGGACGAAGAAGACGAGAAAAACATGAAGAAAATTATAAAAAAGGTAGCTGCCGAAACGGTGATTGATAAATAGACTATCGGTGTATAATATACATATTGTCATTTGAGAAATGTATATTATTTATTTGCGAGATCTCTTTTTGTGAGATTTCAAATATTATTAGTACTTAAAACATTTATGTGTATAATGTATACATGAATGATAATAAAATAGAATATGTGTATTGTATGTCAAATAAATCTTTTAGTAATGATCTTGTGAAAATTGGATGGACTACAAATAAACCAACACTACGAGCACAGCAATTATATACAACTGGAGTTCCAACTCCTTTCAAAATTGAGTTTATTATAAAAACTCCAGATGGACGAAGTCTAGAGTCGCGTTTGCATTCTTATTTCTCTCCTCAGAGAGAAAACAATTCGCGAGAGTTTTTTAATATAAATGTCCAGGAATTGAGACAGATTTTAACTGATGAGTTTAAACTTACGCTAAATGACCCTGAGCCTGAACCTGAATATGTATATCAACATTATCGTTATACACAACCATACAAGGGTTTTGAAAGGTGTAGTAAAAAAACATTTGAACATTTTAATGATTTAATGGAAACAAATAGTATTATTCAAGAGTTTAGAGACAGTGATTTAGAGTTAGATTTAAGTGCTAGATTTGAAAGGTTTCGATATAATCCAACATAAATTATTTATACTTCTTCCTTGGTCTCTTCTACGGTGACATTTTCAGTGGAGACTAGATTATCTTCTTCAGACTCCGCAACAGCAGGAGTGAGAACATCGGGGTCTATGTCATTGAATTGTTGACGTTCTGTAAGATAGGCAGAGTAGAAAACATGTTCCTTGGTATTTACAATAGAATATACTTCATGTAACTTAGAAGCAATAAATAATACGTTTGTCAAAAGAACAGTATATGTTTTGGTATCAAGAGTGTGTTGAAGAATGGGAACTGATGAAAGACCAGTGTTTGTGACAAACATAAACATAGCAACATATCCAGCATAACGATACTCGTGGTCAAGGCCGTGTAACTCATCTTGTTTTGATTTGTCAAGTTTAACAAGCGCTTCACCGACACTTTCATTGTCTTTTGGAAGTTCACGGTTCATCTCAAGATAATCAATCATCTTATTTTCGCGTCTAATCTCGACGTAATACAAAAACATAAATGCCAAAAATGTTACGATATTAATAGAACCTGCTGCATCATATAACTGACTTTTGCCGGCCAACATATTTTCGGTGGTCTGACAGACATCAACTCCACACTTTTGAGGGACAAACATAATTAAGAAGGCTGCCATGATAGAACGGTAAAACTCTAGGCAAAATCCAACGGCAATATCAAATTTTTGTGATGCATCACTCTGTCTCTGCTTCATTTCTGCTTAATTATGTAGTGTACGGATATTATTTTGCAAATAATTATACTTTCTTTACATATTATATATATTGGATCATCGTGTTATGTCTCCTATGAAAGAAGAGACAAGTGGTAGTAAGAAAACAAGAAGAAACATAAAAAAGAGAAAGGGAGGAATGCCCCCAAAGAAAACATTTTCAAAGAAAACAACAGCACAGAAGTACCTTAGTATATCAGAAAAGACTGCTGATACTTACCCTAACCTATCAAATGCATTTTATGATGGTTCGTTAGACAAAATGGAAGCCGCGACAGATCGAATAGATGACCAGTTATCAAGACCACACGGTGCGGAACGACATGCTATATCACCAATACCAGAAGAGAGAGAGATACGAACTATATCGCCAATACCATATAAACCACCTAAAGGTGGTAAAAAGAAAACAAAAAAGAGAAGAACTCGTTCAAAAAGACACTCAAAAAGAAAACGCAAACATCAACGAAAATAAAATAAATGTATATAGTATAATATCCCAATGCCACAAATGTCACTCACCGCAATGGCTAGAAGACGAAAAGCACAACAAAAAGCACAACAACGGGCAAAACAATTATATGCACAGCCACATCATGGTGGAAAAAAGACACGTAACTCTAGAAAGAACCACAAGAAAAATAAAAAGACAAGAAAGACCAGAAAAAATAAAAGAAAGAGTTCTCGTCGCCACCATTAAACCATGTAAAATAACTATGACTACATAGACATTTCGTATGATATTGTGTAAATATCACATGAAAATATTAAAAAATATGAGTTAGTTAGTTTTTTGAAATTACATGTTATAGAAAGGATAGTACTACACCTACAGTGTCCCACGGAATACGTGATAACAGATATTGTTTTGCAGTGACATATTTGAAAAGGATGTACTGTCTATACAATCTACGATATTTCTTGGTAGTAGATATAAACAAATTATAATAGAGTGGGTCAACTGGGAGTAGATTTTTGCGTGCATCTGTTATCCATTTGTTAGAATACATATACATACAACCTGCTGTTCGGTCATTGTCTCCAATATTAAATATAATGTCTGTTTTTCGCATTACATATAGTATTATCTTACGTATATTTTGAGCTAGCTGTTTCACACTAGCGCCTGTTTTCTCATATTTAAAAGTATATTTTTTTACATCTCTAACCCATCTAGTTTTTTGTTCTTTAAATCCGATGATATCATTGGACATAGTAACGTTAAAAGTATATCTACGTTTGCATCCAATGCGATCTATCATTTTGACGTGATTTGACCTACGCATGTTTATACATATTGTTTATTCATCAAAGATATTGAAAAATGTTTCAATTTATAAATAAAATATATTTGATTATAATTTACACGTATAAAGATTGGTTAGTTGCTATATATTTGAGAACCATTGTTGGAACTTTTGATAACATTTCTTTGAGAGCAATATCCCCGACGAACTCGCACGTGCGTTCTAACTCGCTGGCAATGTTTGTTATCTTAATTAAGGCCTTAACAAACTCGCCTGTTGAAATAATTTCATTGTTCTCTAGATCTTGAAGAACAAGTTTGCATTCTTCTTGTGATGATGCGTTACACCATTTCATAACGTAGTGTATAATATCGTATGTTAGTTCGTATTCGGTTCCTGTTGATATCTTATGTAGGTTTTCAAAATCCATATAATGTTCGGAATATCTTACTGCATCTTGAATACATACTTTCAGATGTTCGGGAATATCTGAAGGGGGCATTATTTGACGATTGTCTTCAGGAACCTTTATTCCTGTGAAACAGCTTGCCAATGCAATAAACTCTTCGGTATTTAATTGTCTGAAACTATCTGTCATGATGACTTCGGAAAATACCATACACGGAACTTCTCGTATGTTTGTAGCGTAGACGCCTTTCTTGGTTACAAGTTGATTTGTATTATCGGTAATATCTTGAATAAAGTTTTCTTCGTAAAACTTGTCAATGAGTATTTGTGTTGTTTGTTGAAGGAACTGTGATGTATTTACACTATCTCTTTCTAATGTCTCGATTAAAGTTTCGCGTTCTTTTAAACGAAACACTGTTGTCATATCTGTTTTTAAGTATCTGTGAGTATCTTCTATGTTTTTAATATCTCGTTCTAATTGTTTTCTTACTTTGTTCTTAGATGTGTTAAGTTTTTCTTTTAGTTCTCCATACGTTGTAATTATGTCTACTGGTGTTCGTATACTTTGCAAGGCAGTGTTAGTTCGCTGTAACTCATTTTTTTCGTGTTCAATGCGTTTATTATATTCAGACACTTGACTTGAAATCTCGTGTTGTATCATAGATTTATTACAAAACTCTAGACATTTTGTTTGACCCGTTGCTTCAGTTGATGACTGTAGACTAGATGCAATTAGATTAAATACAAGATTGTATGATACACGAAACTTGCTAACAAGTGTCTGTGGTTTACCATGCATCATCGTTCGGTAATTAGTTAAATCGATGTCGCGAAATAGATTTGTTAGGTGAATAACATTACCAACTGTGTCGATACCTCGCCTTCCTGCGCGTCCTGATGCTTGAACAAACTCATGTGAAAGTAACATACGACGCAAGTTCCCGTCAAATTTTTTTACATCTGTAAAGAGGACTGTCTTGATAGGCATATTTAAACCGACACTGAATGTCTCGGTTGCAAACAATAATTTGACATAACCTTTCTCAAACATCATTTCTACAATTTCTCGAATGATTGGCATAACTCCGCTGTGATGGATTGCAATCCCTTTTTCAAGTAGTTTTACCATTTCTACATACTCAGGTAAGGTAAGATATTCTTGGTAGTTAGGGATTTTTGAGCGGAGTAATTGTTCGCATTCTCTGGCTACTGTATAGGGAACTTTACTGTCATCTTCTAGAAGAGGAACAGAGACTTCCTTGGCTGCCTCTGCGATTTGTCTCTTGGATAAGATAAAACATACTGCTGGAAGCATCGAGTTTTCAAACATATATTTGCATACTTCGTTTAGAATAAAGGACCTTTTCACGAAAACTTTATTGTCGTTGATAATGCCGATTATTTTCTTTAACTCGTGATACTTTACTTCGTCAAACTTACCCTTTGCGTCTTGGATTACATGAGGGGTATTTAATTGGCGACGGATACGTTCTTGTTCGCTTTTATCACGAACACATTTAAATAACGCACTTGGAGCTGTAATAAATGAGTAATGTGTTAATGGAACGGGTCTGTATGATGAAGTAGCCAAATATACTTGTTTGTTGTCACTAGTGCTTGTTATATCATCTCCGCGGGTCTCAATCCACCGTGCAAACTTTGTTGGGTCGTCAAGTGTGGCGGATAACATTACCATTTGAATATGACGGGGGAGCATCAAAATAGTATTTTCCCAGACATGACCTCTATCTGCATCGTTTATCATATGAACTTCATCTTGGATAACACACGCAAGTTCATTATCAAAATCAATGTCAAACATAAGAAGAGGATTTACATTACCATGTTGTTCAGATAATTGAGTTTTTTTGTAGAGTGTGTTTTGTAATATTTCTGCAGTCATAATCAAGACATCTGCTTCAGGATTAATTTTTATATCTCCAGTTAAAAGTCCGATACTCAAATGAGGGAACTTTTGTGTGAACTCATAGTATTTTTGATTTGATAAGGCTTTAATTGGTGAGGTATAAATAACCTTTTTTTTTGGTTCTTGCGAAGTAAAGAAGTCGATTGCGAAAAGGGCTGGAAGAGTTTTACCTGAACCTGTGGGAACACAACTTAGAGTGTGATTACCTGTTACAATTGCTTCAATTGCAAACTTTTGAAACGCACTTAAAGGAAATGAAAACTTATCAAAATATTTTTTATATTCTGAGGTTCCTTCAGGTGTATAAGTTTCATTAGTTAGTTGAACTACCATAATAAATTATATAAACTACTTTTATATTCTGTATCAGATATGATTTCCGAACAGCAATAATCAATTTATTATAAAATTATATAGTATAGAATATAATGGATAAAATACCTCAACCAATGACGTCAAGTTTTTTATTAACTTCAGGATATTATACCAAAGTTAATTTTCAACAAATGATGACACAACTTAACAATATAGATGAAAATACTCCTTATATTACTGGTTTTAAATACATGCCATCGTTTCATGTTAATAATAAGGATATTCCTGAAGTAATTAGACCTGTAAAGATAACAGGAACACATTCATACCGAAATAATCTAGTAATTATATATTTTAACGATAAAGGAGAAAGGTTTGAAGTCGAAGAAGACCTTTGGAGTAATGATGCGAAATCTAAAGATGGAATATATATTTTGTCGCCAGAGTTACAGAAAAGATGGCAGGAGGAGTCGTTAATTATGAAGGGTGCTATTGACAATAAATCAAGTTTATCCAAACTTCCAAATGATATGATAAACACTATATTATCCCAGAACAATAAGTTATATGTAAATAAACAGAAAAATCCTTATATTAAACAAAAACAGAAAGATAGAAAACCGTTAGGAACACTTGATACGAATACTGTTAGTCGCGGTGGAAAGAAATCTAAAAAGTTACGACAAAAGCGTAAAACTAAAAAAAATAGGAGGATAAAAAAGACAAAAAAAAATAGACGAAGAACGCTTCGTTAAAAATATGTGTATTTATTAAATATACTTCTTGTGCTATTCAAACTTTATAGATACATTGCAATGAGTATAAAGATATATGTTTAGTTTTATCGTAGTATAAATAAATATAATGACCGATTTCCGTGAATATAATGAAACTTTTGAAAAGGGAATACTAGTAGATAAATATGAAATTATAGATAAACTTGGTTGTGGAGCCTTTTCTGAAATATATAATGCAAGAGATGTTCGTAGAGATGAACCTGTTATTATTAAGACTGAACCTGCTGATAGAGAAGTTGGATTATTGAAACACGAAGCGTCAATGTATATGCGTTTAAGAAATGTAAATGGAATGCTTCTATTAAAATGGTACGGTGTTGTTGATAATGTTCGATGTATGGTGCTTCCATATGGAGGAACTGCTCTAGATAAAGTTACAATTAATAATCATCTTGTATGTCTTGATATTTTTCGCCAGTGTATAACTGCATTAGAGAATATTCATAGAATGGGCATCATGCATAGAGATATTAAACCCGCAAATATATTAGTAGATAATGAAGGCGTATGTCGTTTAGTTGATTTTGGCCTTAGCACTAGTTTTGTTTGCGTATATGGAAGTCATATCGATAAACGAACTGACCAGACTATTATTGGTAGTCCATCATATATTTCTATGAATATACATAATGGCATCAATCCATCACGTAGAGATGATATAGAATCGCTGTGTTATGTATATCTCTTTCTTCTTAGAAAACGCATTCCTTGGATAGGTTGCTCTAATATAAATATGATTAAAAATATGAAGTCGCAAGCTAAAGATTATTTTTCACAAAATAGTGCAGTGGGAATTGGCATACTAGAGTGTATACGTAACGTAGGATTTTCAGACGAACCAGATTATTCTATGTATATCGAAACAATTAGCGAAGAAATTGACAGTTATCGATAAAAATATTATACGTTCTTGTAACATATATTGAACGTATGATATGTTAGCCAATAAATTGAAAGCCTTCTCTAGGTGCTGGCTAGTGGCAAAAAGATAATTATCGTAACTAACTAAGTTAAATAATATGATGTGCACTCCTATCACTAATCAGCTCCCTATTGTAACCAGCGAATACTATAGGTCACACTATGTAGACGTTGAGGAAGGATGGAACTTGAATGGAGAAGAGATTGACCAGTTTGAAGATGAAGTTTATGATTGTTTTCAGAGTATTATGAGATGGACCGAAGATGATGTTTTGGAGGAGTTTGATGAAGATGAACTAAAGAAGTTTTCCACCCTATTTGATGAATGCAAACAACTATACACGTTTGCATCAATCCCGCTTGTTGGAAGATATATTTCCAACCGTAATGTTAACATCTTGCAATGCGCATATGAGAGATTGGACGTTATTGCGATGAATTCCCAGCCGACCACCAAGATGGTGAAAGAGATACTTGCTAAGGTAGAGTAATTAATTTGATTTGTAACTTAACTAACTAACCCCTTTTTTAGTGAAGAAATATAACCAGACTATAAATTGAATAATATCTTTGCCATTCATATTTTGTATAGATTAACTTTAATATATTCTTTATTTAAAATGCCAGTTGCAACTAGAGCTATGCTTCGTAACAAACAAGAGATTGTATCTACGGATAATGATAGTAAATTATCGTTAATACATCCTGATTTCATGACTCCCCCACCGACACCATCTAATCTAGTTAGTTGTTCACCTCCCCCAGCGCCAAGAAAACGACGATATGTCGGTAAGAAACACCCTTCTATAGTAAAAATGCATAGAGAAGAGACACGTGCAAAAAAACTTATTTGTAAAATGAGACGTTCATATTCTAAGTTCGTTAACAAATTAATTGAAATAGAAAATGATATTAAACATCATGATATGAGAATGTTTTATACAATGTTTCCTAGAAATGAATTAGATGATATACATGAGAAAATGGACACATTTAATGCTGATATAAATGATTTTGTCAATATAACCGCAGATGATTTATATCAAGAAGATTATGATGATATATATTCCGATGAGGATTTGTTTTAGTTTAATCTTTTATACCTTGTAATGCAATAAATAACGTTTTTTATCCGGCAGTTGTTATTTTTTACCATAATATTCTGGTAAAACACCATGTGTGTATCCTCCGGCATTTTTACTACATTCTTTTATTTTTTGTTCCGCTTCTTCGTTCTTAGAATGTGGTTCTTGTTTTAACAAGTCTAATAAATAATAATAAATAGGCGATGATGGTTTTTTATCAAAATATCCTATTTTACCACCTTGTTTTAAATATAATAAATGGGTGCACCATTCGTCCAAGCCATCAAAAATATGTGTGACATATAAAATAGTAGCGTTATTTTCTATACTTTCTTTTTTCAAATATTTCATAAACCGGTCTTTAATAATAATATCCAAGTTGACAGTAATTTCATCGAGTAAACATATTTGAAAAGGTTTTATTAGACCCAAATACAATTGAACACGCTTTCTCTGACCTTCGCTGACTTCATTTAACTTCCATTCGGGATTAATACTCAATATTTCGAGTAATTCCTTATTTCTTTCTGGATATTGTTCCTTTAATTTTACCATCATTTCTTTTACGGATAAAGCCGATTGCAAAGGCATATTGTAGCCGGAATAGGCAACTGTTCGTGTTCCCCATTCATTATTTAAAAAGGATATATAATTATTTAAAATAGTATCTCGAAAAGGGTCCTTGTTTAATACTTGTATACTTTTATATGGAGAGATTGTTTTACCAGCCAACATTTTTAAAAGGGTTGATTTACCACAACCATTTAATCCTACGACCAAATAACAACCTCCTTTTTCAAAAGATAATGATAGATCTTTAAAAATTTCTTTTTTCTCATAAGAAAAATCCAAACTGTTTACTTGTATTGAATAATCCATAAATAAATAGACATATTGTCTTTAATTTTATTTTGTTTAAATTATGTATACATCATTAGTCTAGGTAGATTTTATATGAATATGTTTGTAACTTGTCGTATAACACAAAGTGTTTTTTAGTATCACTAATTCTTTTTTTCCCTGTCTTCTGTCAGTGGGGGGTGCGGGGGGCTTGCCCCCTGCGTGTAACCGATTTCTGGTTTTGTGGTCGAAATCCGGTTTGCGTTAAAAAGGGTGTAAAATGGTGTGCGTGAGG